AATTATAACCATAATCTATGCATATTATACATAATAAGAATTCAAATAAAAGCCAAACGACCTGAAACGAAGTAAATTAACTTAGCGTAATTAGCTTGAATTTCGCTAATAGGAGGTGAAAATAAGTGGCAGGACCCAAACCCCTTTCTATTGAGGATAAGGAATTAAGAGGAAATCCAGGTAAAAGGAATTTGCACAAAGATGAACAGCCTAAATTAGCCACACTATTTGAGTTGCCTCCTGCGCCAGATTATCTCGGTAAATACGGACAGAAGGAATGGAATCGAACAGGTCCATTACTGGTAGCGGCCAAAATGTTAACTGAGAGTGATCTTCCTGCCTTCGAAGCCTATTGTATGAACATTGACCTGATGATCGAAGCCCGAAAAGATATTCAAGAAAATGGAATGCAGGTAATGGGCCATAGAGGTTGGGTACGAAATCCAGCTATTGCTGCTTTTGGACAAGCAAGCACTGCAATTCGGGGATTTGTAAGTGAATTTGGACTCTCTCCTAGTGCTCGAAGCAGAATTCGCATTCCTAAAGATGATCAAGATGTTTTGAATCTATTAATGGGGGATGATGAAGAAGGAGAGGATTTCGGAGAGGAATTGTAATGGTACAATATCCGGGGTACGAAATCGAAAGGTTTGAGGGTAAAGGGGGACAATGCTGTGTTCCTCACGAACCTAAAACTATTGACCAGGAAGCAATCCCAGTAATTGACTTATTGGAGGATGATGCAGATGCCGGGGAAGAAATACAAGAGCATCAAGAATCCTAAGCAATACGAGAAACTAAGGGACATGGGGTATAGTAAATCGAGTGCTGCCGCAATTTCTAATGCTTCCTATAAGAAGGGGCGAAAGAAAAGGAAAAAGAGATGAGCGACAAATTTCGAGAAAGAGTATGAAGATACTCCTTGTCAGCGAGCAGAACAAAGAAAACGGCAACAAACGCCTGAGCACCAATGCAGTAAATTCGAAAAACTCTATAATTTAATTACTATTGGTCGATGGCAGTGTTTTGAATAATTTTCTTATAGAAAGGTCTAAAGAGTGGCAAATCCAACTGTTAGCGCATCTCTGAACAAGAGTACTTTTGCGCCAGGCGAACAAATGTTATTGACTGTCCAGTATGGGGATACTGATAATGATGTAGTGACAGTTACTATTGTTGTGTCAGATTCTACTGGTAACTCAAGTGAACCATTGACAATTAATGCGAATATCACGGACCCTGTTACTGTTACGGTTTCCGATGATGGTGGGCGTACGTGGACAAAGCAATCAGATAATGGATCGGTTGCGGTATTTCGGGCTGTTGCCTAATGCGAATTACAGTAATTGCGAAAGATGCTGCTGAACACAGTGCACAGTCTACTGTGGACTATTCAATCTCTAGTCCCATCACCGGATACGGTCACTTAGCCGATCCGCAGTGGCCAGGGTCTTTTACTGGAGGGGTTTCAGGATGGACTCGCGCCACCTCTAATCGCACGTATTCCTACGTGGATTTTACGGGGGGAGTTGATGTCGGATCACCTTCGGGATTAGTTAATAATGTAACATTCAGAGGTTGCCGGTTCCAATATTCTGCAAATGTCAGTAATCAGGGTAACAACTCATCTGCTCAAGTATTGTTGTTCGGTGATAACGTCAAATTTGAATATTGCACATTCCAACCATCTGTTGCTAATTACCCGGTAGAACTTACTGGGGAAGAGATTCGTGGTAATCGATCAACTTATGTTGAATATGGTAAGGGGTATCAGTATGCCATTAATGGTGGTGGCGGATACAATACGAGAATCGGCAATCTGTTAATTGATCACTGTGACTTTTGGGGATTCGGTAACGCATTAGAGCTTTCTGGATCTACGGTCTCTAAACCTCACATTGTACGTAATTCCTGGTTCCATCACGGAGCCGACCCCTTTGTAGAAAATACTACATCTAATCAATTCCATAATGATTGTTGGCTAGTAAATAGTGGAAATTATCACGGAGCACAGTGTGTGAACAACGTGATGGAAATTTGGGGAAATACTAATTTATTAGCGTGGCAGGGAACCGGAGCCTACAATGATTCACTTATTACTGGTAACCAATTTTCAGGGGATCAGCAATCGATCAGTATTTCTGCTTCGGGCACCTCTTCACGAGTAACATTTACAGATAATGTATTTTCAACTAGAATTGGTCGTTCGGTCGGTTCCGGGAAGCCTTTAAGAGGCTGGTCAGTAACAGATTCTGGTACGGGTTCAATGTGGAGACGCAATAAGTGGAAAGTTGCTTCGAATGCAGCAGTAAGCAACTACCCTAATGCCAATTGGGGAAGTCCATCGTGGAATGACAAGTATTGGTGGCCGGGGGATACGGATTCCTCAGGGTCTAACCATACTACCGATTATACAGGGTAAAATGTATTTGGGAGGTAAGTATGTCTGGATGGAATCTATTTTGGACAGTTGCAGCTATTGTACTTCTAGTTCTGCTGATTGTTTGGTTAGTATAAATTTGGAAAGGGGGTCTAGTCACAGTCATGCCAATCGTACACACATCAACATTGCCACAGAACGCCGAATTTTCGGCAAAAAGAGCAAGAAAAGTAATCAATTTCATTGAGCGTATGACTGTGCATTAGCATACCAAGAGTACGTGGGCACGGAAACCATTTATTTTGGAAGAATGGCAAAAAGGTAGTGCCAAGAAGAACGATGAAGGTAAATGGGAGCTAGAGGGAATTATTGCTCCATTATTTGGAACTATTACTTATTCTGAGTTCTGGGGTAAATGGGTTCGTCAATTTAATACAGCCTGGATTGAGATGGCTCGAAAGCAAGGTAAAAGCGAATTAATTGCTGCACTTGCTTTATACTTACTTATTTATGACGGTGAATGGTCTGCGGAAATTATTGGTGCAGCATCGGATAAGAATCAGGCGTCGGCCGTATTCAATGTCGCCCGAGACATGATTAATCTTTCCCCTTCTCTTTCTAAATTAAAAGAAAAGGGTGATTTGGAAATTATCGACTCACGAAAGAGAATTCTTTACAGACCTACAATGTCCACATATCAGGTGGTTTCTGCGGACGCCATGGCAAACCTTGGTGCGAACCCGTATGCTGTTCTCATCGATGAGGTTTTGGCTCAGCCTAGTCGTGATTTGTGGGACTCTCTTGCTCAAGGTTTTGGTACTAGACCTAATCAATTGATTATTGGTATTACTACCGCTGGGCCTGATCGCGAGTCATTTGCATATACAGAACATCAGCACACAATTCGTGCTGCTCTAGATCCAGGTGTCGATCCTAAGCGATTTGGATTTGTGGCCTATGTAGACGAAGAAGCAGATTACGAAGATGAAAGTCTTTGGTACCAAGCGAATCCAGCATTGGGAACTTTCTTTGACATTCAGCAGCTTAGAGATGAACTAAAAACTGCCAAGGAAAAGGGTGATTTTGCCGCAATCAACAATTTCCGAATCTTCCGACTTAACCAATGGGGCAATGATGCTAATCGATGGTTGGACATGACTATTTGGGATCAAAGTGAAGATCAGGCCGGAGAATTTAACCCTGACGAGTTGAAAGGAATTCCTGCTATCGGAGGATTGGACCTTGCGTCTACTCAGGACTTGGTAGCATGGGTACTTGTTTGGCAAACGCCCGAAAGAACAATGGTCAAGCCTCATTTCTGGGTTCCACGTAAGACTTTAGGTAACAGACATCGAAGAATGCGTGAACGGTTTCTGGAATGGGAAGCAAAAGGCTGGTTGACAATTATTGATGGAGATGCTCACAATTATCAAAAAATCACTGAGCATATTCTAGAAGATATTGAAAGATACAACATTACTACAATAGGCTATGACCAACATCAGGCACCAGCCATCATTAATCAGGTAGAGAGTAAAACCGACGTGTTATGTATTTCCGTCGCGCAGACTACTACTCGATTGAATCCAGGATCCCAGGAATTGACCCGATTAATGGGTGTACGGCAATTGACTACCAATACCAATGGGATGATGCGCTGGATGGCTGGAAATGCTAACTATAAACAGGATTCTGAAGGTAAGATCAAACCAGATAAATTAAAGTCCCGAGATCCTATTGACGGAATCATGGCTCTAGTAACAGCATTGACTGTGCTAGTTGGACTTCCGGAAGCTCGCGAGGCTAATGTATTTACATTCTCTGATAGTGAACTGTTCGGAGATGATGGTAGTGATTATGACGATGATTGGTAATAAATAAGGAGGTAGACTGTGGCATGGTATGACGTTTTCCGCGCTAAGCGGTCTGCCACCAAGACAATTGAATATGATCCCGAGGTCGGGTTAACTCGTGATGCATGGGAATCAATGCCGGAGGAATTGCGCGCTGTGCTTCCGTGGAATGTATACGGAAACGATGACGATGGCAGTAAAACTAATAGTGGAATCCATGTAAGCGAAGATTCGGCCATGAAACTTGGTGTAGTGTATGCTGCCATCACTCTAATTGCAGACGGTGTGGCGTCATTGCCGCCCAAGGCATTTACTGTGGGACCGGATGGTAATCGCAATGAAGTTGACCTTCCACAATGGATTCGTAAGCCTCACCCAGAGATTCGTAGATTTGATATTTTCAGCCAGTTGATGGTATCTATGTTGGCCTGGGGTAACGCCTATGCATCCTTTGTGCGTCGTCCGTCCGATGGAGTAATTGTTGGGTTAAATGTTATCGATCCTGCGGCTGTTACCGTGGAATGGGATCCGGCTAAGCCAGGATACAAGCGCTATAAGCTTTCTGGTACCGGCGCATGGCTTACTTCCTTTGATATTTTGCATATTCAAGGACCCACACTTCCAGGTGAAGTAGAAGGAATGTCGGTAATTCGATATGCGAGAGAAGCAATTGGTTTAGGTCTTACTCTTGAGGAATATGGCGCACGATATTTCGGACAGGGCTCACAAGCCAAGATTGTTCTAGAAATACCTAACAATGTCGACGAAGCAAAAGCTAAGGACATTGTACGTACATTCGAACGATTCCACAGAGGAAAGAATAATTGGCATCGTCCAGCCATTGCGTCGGGCGGAGCCAAGATTCACATGATCACTATTCCTCCCGATGATGCACAATTCTTGGAATCTCGTGAACATCAAGCATTAGACGTTGCTAGATGGTTTCGCGTTCCGCCTCACAGAGTTGGAATTACTTCCGCTTCTACGAGTTGGGGTTCAGGATTAGCAGAAGAAAACATGGCGATGCTTCAGCACACTTATCGACCATGGATTACGAGATTGCAAGACGCACTTACTGCATATGCACCAGGGGGACAAGATCTTGGTACCATTATCGAACTTGATACGTCTGCTCTTCTACAGGGGACATTCAAAGAAGCTGCGGACATTTGGGTTGGTCTATATGAGAAAGATGTAGCAACCAAAAATGAGACGCGTCAAAAACTAGGATTACCAAAAGTTTCTGAGGGAGATAAATTCTTTTCTGAAGTCCAAAGTGCACAACAAAAAGAACTTGCCGAGACTCAAGGTGCGGCAATGGCGCAGAATACTCCATCGGCACCTAAGAGCGGTACGGATTCTCCCGGTGAAGGCGGACGAACCAAAGAAGATGATCGTCTTCGTAAGCAGGATGAAGCTAAGCGCGATTTGATGTCTATTTTGGACGAACAGTTCGAAGCTGCTACAAGTCGTTTTAATAAGGTACATGATAAGAGCAATGGACAGTTTGCTTCTAAAGAAGGAATGTCACCAGCTACTGATGAAAGTCGCAAGCGATTTAAGGAAGTAACTGGAAAATCAATTCCTCCTGCGTGGACTGATGTTCAAATTGCAGATAATTTAGAAACCGCTGACTTGCAAGTTTTGGGACGTGACGCAAAGGGTCGTCGACAGGCATGGTATTCCAAGGAACACACAAAGCGTCAAGCTGAAAAGAAGTTCCAGAGAATTAAGGAATTGCAACCACATTTGGATAAATTAGATTCTGCATTGGATCGGGACGCCATGACCAACGATGATGCGGGAGCCTTAACTCTTATTCGTAGAATGGGAATGCGTCCAGGATCTAATGCGAATCGCGGTGCAAAGGTACAAGCACACGGAGCGACCAATCTTAAGGCAAAGCATGTGACTCTTAACGACGATGGCTCTGCAACCCTTGATTTTACTGGTAAAGATGGTGTCCACATTGTACTAAACACAAAGGACAAGAAGGTTGTCGATGTGTTGAGTTCGCGCAAGATTGGTAAGGGTGACGAAGATCAATTGTTCAACACCAATGAAGATCGAGTGCGTAAGTACATGAATGGTGAAGGTGGAGTTCCTAATCAATTCCTATTGAAAGACTTGAGAACTAATCACGCTAATGTGGTAGCTCTGCGAGAAATCAAGAATATGCCTGCACCGACTACAAAGCAGGAATACGTAAAGGCTCGCCGAGAAGTCGGTACCCGAGTAAGTACGGAACTAGGTAATGATCCGACAATGGCCTTGAATTCGTATATCAATCCTACGGTATTCACGCCATGGGTTAAGGATGGGAGTTGGATCGAATAATGTACGAAGCACACACTTTTTCTAGAGAAGAGGAAGAGGCATTGCTTCAGGAATGGTTCGAGACCGTGCACTTCGATATTGAATCGGAGGGTATTCCTCCTCTAGATCCGGAAAGGGATGACGAGGAACGATCAACTCTAATTCCTGATGCTGAGCCACGAGACTTGTCTAATGTAGACATGGATGAATTGATGGAAGAACTCCGAAAGCGAGACCCTGAAAACCCTTTCTAGAATGGCACTCTTTGCAGTCCATTGTAGAGAGTGCCCCGAAACCTAAGAGAGGCAACCCATACAGGGACGCTAACGGAAGACTCACATCTAAGGATAAAGCTGTTTACGATATCAGAGCTAATCCGTATCACGATAAAGCTGGTAAGTTTGCATCTAGACCAGGAATTGCATTAAAATCTGTTCCTAATGATCAGACTAGTAAAATTGCTGATAAAATGTCAGACACTAGTGGTAAAGTTAAAAATGAATTAGTTGGTTTAGGTGAGCAAAACTGGGCCAATCCTATTGATCATTCAATGGCAGGAATGGCAAAGGTTACTGGATTAGATGGTAAACCAACCAAAGGTGATGTTGATGCGGCTATTGCAGCAGGAGGAAGAGAAATTCACCGAGGAGTACTTCCATTTAAGGGTACCAATGGTTTGCCGCCAAAATCTTCAGATGAAATTATTGATGGGTTTAAAAACGGAGCCTATGAGCCTGGTACAGGTAATCATGGTAGTGGATTCTATTTTACTACTTCAAAAGAAATGGCTGATTATTACGCTAAAGGACCTGTTGCTAGAGAAGGGTTCAAGGCAAAGCCAGTTCCTGGCGGAAAAACAATGCGAGCAGCACTTAAGCCTGATGCTAAAGTAGTTGAATATGGTGACTTATTAAAACTACAAAAAACATGGCATGCAGAACATAAGGCTAATTTCGATTATGATATTTTTGCAAATGATTTTAAGGCACAACCCGGTAAAATTCATCCGGCCGTTCAGGATATGGCATTTCAGCCAGGGCATTTTGCAGCAATGATGGGTTATGATGCAATCGAAGTTCCTTTAAAATATCGAACAGATAAGGGTTATAAGAAACGATTGCAAAAGCTTATCGGAAGTGACGAACTTGGTAATGAGATTGTAGTAATTAACAGAAAAGCAGTGATTGTAGGTGATGACTAATGCTCGCTGAGTTAAGTAGAGAACTTGGCCGAATCCTTAGTCTAAGTCGACCGTCTCCTACCCCTGAACAAAGAGCTACAATTCTAGATGCTGCAATCAAGGTTGGTAGTTGGGATGATCTGCCTGAATCTATTGTGGATTTATTGGAAAGCTTGAAAGCTGGAAAGAGTCAGTACTATCCTTCTGAGAATCGCGCCAATCCTTATCACGATAAGGCTGGTAAGTTTGCTAAGGCAAATTCACATGGCGGAATCGATTGGAACTCTTCAGATGGTAAGAAGTTAAATACTATTACTAAGAAATGGCAGGGGCAATCTGGTCAGGTAGAAGCTATTCAGCGTGATTTCATGAAACGAGCCGCTGGTAAACGAACAGCCAGTAAGCAGCGAGATGAACACATGCGAGTATTGAAAGATGGCATTAAGAACAGTCCAACAAATGATCAAGTATTGTACAGAGGAGTAAAGTTGCCTAAGGATTATGATGTTGGGGCCACTGTCGGAACATCATTTATCATTCCTCCATCGTCTTTTACTTCTGATCGTAAAATTGCCAAGCATTTTGTTGACAGGAAACAGCAAGCCAGTACTACTGTGACATATCGTGTAGCACAAGGGAAGGCTCGCGGGCTAAAGATTCCTCCGGATAAGGGCGATACTAATTATTCTTATGAAAAAGAAACAATTAGTGCGGGGCAATTTAAAGTTCTCAGCGCGGAAAAATTACCGGGTAATCAAGGCTGGTTAGTTGATATTGAGCACACAGCTATGTTTGATTGGGAGGATTAATGGAGACATTACCAATCGGCACTGAAGTTGATCCTCTAGGTGAACTAATCAAAGGGGGTTTTGCTGAGGAAAGAGAAGAATCACGAGCAAACCCTCATCATGATAAGTTAGGACGTTTTGCATCTAAATCAGGATATAACCCTGGTAAATGGGAACGGCATTCAGGTAGGGATGCAATGGTTGCTGATATTGAAAATTCCTTGAAAAGCGGCGTGTCTCCCGAACAGCAGGCATTGAATGTTAAAAGAGATGGACCTGATTGGGCTAAGAAAAAAGCTGAGTTTTTAGCATCAGGACTTGGTGCCGATACAACAGTTTCTTATAAGAATGGTCCGCACTCTATTCAGTTCACTGGTACTCAAGTCTCGGATTCTGATCAGAAAAGATTTCTGAACGAGTTTGACAGGCTTCAATCGAAATATCCTGTCGATAAAGATGTGCACATTAGTGTGGATCCAGAATCTAGTTTCGGTAGAGGAGTTGGCGGAGAAACTACACCAGGCACTGGACACATTAGAGTCAATGAAAAGTCTCTCAATGAGAAAACATGGTCAGGAATGCCCGCAAGTGCAGATGTTACTTCATCTCAATATGTATTGGCTCATGAATGGGGGCATGTGGTTTCAACTCCTGAGGAAGCCAAAAACAAATCAGTACACAGAGAAGCTATCGACGTAGGCGGACTTACTCGATACGGAATTGCGGGTGCCGATGGCGTATTGGCTCCTGCTGAGGGATATGCAGAATCATTTGCCGAATGGTCACTAACCGATGGTACAACTGATAATGCAGCAGCTAAGGTGTATGCGAAAAAGTTCGGATGGGGTGAGAAATTTGGCACTGATTAAAGAAACTAGCGAAGGTGCAATCACTGTCGAATTCTCGGACATGACTGATGAAGAACTGATGCAAAGAATTATATTCCCTGATGCTGTTGCAGAGTTGGTCAGACGACAGGATAAGGAATCCCGAGCATCTAATTTGTCCAAAGTAGAACGACGGATCGTAAAGGATTCTATTCATTGCAAAGAATGTCAGGAAAATAACGATCCTAATAATGTTCCTGTACATCCACACTGTCAGTGTAATGTTATTACAGATTCAGTAGAAGCGGGAGTCGCTGACCATACTAATCGAATGTTTCAACCATTAACCCCAGACAGTATCGCGATGGAAATTTTTGGCGACATTCCGCTACCAGATGGAATTCAGCTTGATCCGGCTACTACAGCAGTGATTGATGGAAATACTGCTCGTTTTGCTGATCTGGCACGATGGCTAGAACAGATGGAACCCTATTTACAACAGGGTGCTAATTATTTATCCATTGTGGTCGATGATGATACCGATGAAGCAGTGCAACAGGTAGAAGAAACAATTAATGAAATTTCTGAAGATATTGAAAATCTTCCTGAGGCGCTTAGAAGTAGAAAATTATGGTTCTCTCTAGCTAAGTCGGTGGTGTTCTAATGAGTAAGGTTTATTTGCTTCCCCTTGATCGTCTTAATTATGATGATCTTAGGAAAGCCTTTAAGAAAGCCAAGGCAGATGCCCGTAATACTAAAGCGGTGTCTACTTCGGAAGGAGGAAAGCAGGATGACTCAAAGACTGCTTGAGCGCCGCATGACTACGGGTGAAGTCGAGGTCAGAGCAAAAGGGTCGAGTATTTATGCTGAAGGATATGCGGCAGTATTCGAAAAGCGTAGCGGCAATCTTGGTGGCTTTGTAGAAAAAGTTAAACCAACTGCTTTTAATAAAACTATTCGTGAGGCTGATGTCCGTGCATTATGGAATCATGATCCTCAATATGTTATCGGCCGTACTGGAGCCGGTACTCTAGAACTGTCCATTGATAATAGTGGACTTTATTATCGTTCTCTATTGCCTAATACTAGTTATGCGAGAGACCTTGCAGAATTGTTAGAACGTAGAGACGTTCGTGAATCATCATTTACCTTTTTTAAGGTACAAGATGATTGGGACTTGACTGAGGAAGGTTATCCTCAGAGAAGTCTGATTGAAGTTGGGCTAATCGACGTTGCGCCGGTTACCTTTCCTGCTTACCCCGATGCCACTTCCGGGGTAGCGCGCAGAAATGCCCTTATGGGGTTAGCGAAAAGATGTGGCATTGATGGTTGTGAAATCGATCAGCAATTTGATACTGATGAAGCAATCAAGCAGGCTATTGCAAAACTTAATGAGCCGGACGAATCCACTTCTGAAACACGTGAACAGAAGCCGGAATCAAATGACACCACTCAGCAGAATAGCAAGCTAAATAAGGAAATGGCTCGTAAGCTACTAGCGCAAGATGAATTGCGCAAGTTGACAGAGGAGTTTAATTTCTAGACAGCCGGATTAAAGCCACTGTCATTTGTCAAATGGAAGTTTTACACAGAAGGGATTATCAAGCTAATGGCTACTGATAACCTACCTGCCGAAACTCCGTTGCTAAAGCGTCTAAACGAACAGCGTATTGCTGCGGCACACGCGCGCAAGGAATACTTGGAGCGTGCTGCTGAGGGTGAAGAGCTTTCTGCTGAGGATAATGCGGCATTTGAAAAAGCGTCTCGTTCAATTGACCACTATGGACAGTTGATTCAGGACGAAATTAAGCGAATCCAGGAAGATCAGGATCTCGCTACTGCTTATGAGGCTGGTGTCTCTAAGATTAATGATTCCCGTAAGAAGGGCGACCGTCGCGGAGAAGAAAATCGTGGCGGACTTGCACAGAAGATGCGAGAGGATCTAGCGGCTTCACGTCGTGGAGAAACTCGTAACGGTGGTGCTTACCAGGAAATTCCGGAACAGCGTGACTTGGTCGCGGGTACTGGTAACGTAGGTGGTTTTACCGTTCCTACTACTTTGGTAGAAACCCTATACCAGAAGCTATTTGATGATTCTGCAATTCTGCAGGCTGGACCTACCATTCTGCGTACTGCATCGGGTGAAACTCTGAAGCTACCTCGCTTGACTTCATTGGTTGTCACTCCTGCTGGTGCAGCATTTAACCAGTCTATGGCAAAGGTTGCTGAGGCTGGACCTATTATCGAAGGTGAGCCTCGTTTTGATCAGGTTCAGTTGGATGCGTATAAGTACGCACAATACACTCAGGTTTCTCGTGAATTAGTAGAGGATTCAGTGCTAGACATTGAAACTCTTCTAGGTCAGGTACTTGGACGTAACCTTTCTAACTTCATTGGTTATGACCTAACTCTGGGAACTGGAACTGGCGAACCTCGTGGTGTTCGTACCCTTGTTCCATCTGGAAATAAGATTACTGGTGCGACTGGTGTTTCTGGTGCGCCTAATACAACTGACTTTGATCAGTTCTTTGATGTGATTGCGAAGCTAAAGCCAGGTTACCGCAGAAATGCTAAGTGGCTTGTAAACGATGCTTCGAGCTTTACTCTACGTAAGTTGAAGATGGGATCTGTTTATGCATGGGAACCTAACCTACAGACTGCCGGTGCTCCGGATACATTCTTGGGTTATCCGCTATTGACCGATCCGAATATGCCTACCTTCTCAACTACTGCTGGAGTTTCTGTCCTATTTGGAGACTTCTCAGCTTACTATGTGCGTATGGTTAAGGATGTTCGTATCGAATGGTCGATGGAATTTGCATGGGTCAACGACCTGCTTTCTGTCAAGGCAGTTATGCGTGCCGACGGTGACGCGATTGATGATGACGCATTTGCTGCGTTCGTCTCTGCTGCATCATAATTAGTCTCCATCCAAAGTGGATGGTTGTTAATTATAGGAGGTAAAGTACATGGCGCTTGCTATTGCAGATGTTACAGAAATCGAGGGTACTGCATACCCAACAGAAATGAGTGAATTTACTTTATTATCTGGTTATTTGGGAAATCCAACATGGAATATTACCCATCGAGATAGTGAATATATTGAATTTACTAGATCTAGTGACAATTTTGTAGTTCGTGTTTTTGTGCCAACTTCCTAACTAAATAACAGTAGACCGTGCCTCGAATCTCACGACGGGGCACGGTCTACTTCAGACAGTAGGGGAAAGCCAATGCCAGATAGAATTATTTTAATGCCAGAGTTAGAAGAATCGACAAAGAGTAAAATTTGGAGACGAGTCTTCTATTCCATCGTATTGACTTCCGTGGAATTTTTCTTTGCAGTCGTAGCCGTATTGACCGGAATCCCAGTATTACTTGACCCGCTTGGACTTTCTTTGGTACCTGGTAGTGTGGCTCAATTACTTCCTATTTGGATGGTTGATTTATGGGGAGCACAATTCCTATTAGGTGGTGGAATCACTATTTGGGGAATTGTTGCTGGTGATTTTAGGATTGAACAAATCGGAGTAATGCTCTTGATGACAGGAGCATTTGTCTACATGCTTGCGCTTATTACCATTCTTCCTGGATCATGGGTAGCTTTTATCACTTATGTTCTAGCAACTCTTGCAATGGCTGCACGCTATTGGGTATTGGGTCGGTTAATCAAGCTAACCGGTAGACTTAAAAAGCGATTACGCGATAGCGATAAGGAGTGATAGTGGTGCTAGGGTTTGATGCAGGTACCGTGATCGCTTTGGGTGCCATGTTAATTTCTCTCTTTGGTGCAGCTATCAAATTTCTGGATCGCAGAAAGCAGCTCAAAAAGGAAGAGTCAGAATTAAATAAAAAGAAAGCTGTCGCGGATGTTGAACGTGATTCTATTGTTGTTCGCGGTGCGGAAGGTGCCTTATTACTAATGGAGAGAACATTGAAGACCGCAAATGAAGAATGTGAAAAGCGTATTAACGAGCTTGAAGACGAAGTGGTTGATCTCAAATGTGAGAACTCCAATTTACGGCAGGAAGTTAAAGACCTTCGCGTCGAGAATACAGAATTTAGAAAGCAATTTAAGGAATTAAATGAAAGATTGCGGAGGATTGAATAATGGCTGATAATTTGCCTGACGCTATTGAAAATCTAGTTCTTACTTGGTTATTTACATCTAGTGCAGCAACCAGACCAACTACTCCATTAAAGCTTAGATTGATGACAGCTAATGGGTCTGATTCAGCGGCGGGTACAGAATTAGGAACAAGCGGTGGTTATACAGCAGGCGGAGCGACCATTACATTTGGGTCTGCTTCATCTGGACAGATTTCAAACAGCGCTGATGTGAGTTGGACTAACATGCCAGCAACTACAATCGTTGGAGTAGAAATTTGGGATACAGCAGGTACTCCCGTAAGACTTGCCTATGGTGCCCTTTCTGCTAACAAAACAACTAATGCAGGCGACACGTTTACCATCACAGCAGGTTCTTTAACAATGTCACTTGCCTAATGTAGGAGGTGACAAATGGCCGTCCAGCTATTCTTACGAAACACTGCCTCTGATTTAGGTGGTGCGGGACAAAAGGCTCTAAGTCCAGTAAGGGGAACAGCTTCCCAAACAGCGACTACTACAACAACAGCTAGTGGAACTAATATTCAAGTAACGACATCTGCGGGCGGACAAGCGCTGACTTGGTTCAGTGAGCCTTTACCGGCGCAAACATTAACAGGAACAGTGGATGTAAATATTCGTGGTAGAGAATCTGCTACTTCTGTTAATGCTGGTGCCGGTATTTTAATTGAACGGACTAACGGTTCCGGAGTTGTTCAGTCTACCATTTTAAGTGATAGAACAGTTCCTGCGTCAATTACCGAATACTCGACTACGGACGCCGCAAAAACATCTAGCGGATTAGCAATTACCAGCACATCAATTGCCGATGGCGATCGTATTAAGGTCACATTAAAAGTTCGTAATGTAGGCACAATGGCAGCAGGGACAGTAATTAATACGTTTGATGGTCCTTCGGGTGCGGCTGGTGACACTTATGTGACATTTAGTGGACTATCGCTATATCCTAGAGTTCCGCCTACAGTAGGAGCTACTGCGGACTTGGTAGAAGGAATCGGAACCCGAGTCTTTGCAAGCGTTTCGACTTCTCCTGGGGATACTATTATTGTTCAAGCCAGTGCGGAACACGATAATAGCACTGCCTCTAACATTACGCCTTCTGCCGCTGGACTCACGTTTATTTTGCAAAATGACTCGACCGCTGGAAGCGGTGGTAGGTCTCGTGTTTTTCAATGGACGGCAGACGATGCAACGGGCGGGACTAGAGCAATTACTCTTACCCCAGGTAGTGGATCTATTAATTATCGAGGAAGAGTAAACGTCGTAAGTGGAGCCACGGGAGTAGGCGCAAAAGCTAATAGTAAAACAGCGCAAGTGGTAAGTCTTGCTAGACAAGCGCCTAATAGTATTATCTTTTATAACGTAAACGATTGGTCTACTGGTGCTGTTGGAAGTCCTGTCTGGACCCCCGGAGGTACGACAACTGCTAGTCAGCAAGGAGTTGCGGCTACTTATATATTCGGTAGATGGGATGATTCTGGTGTTGTGGATATTCCTGCTAACCATGGTATTAGCAGTCCATCTTATACAACTCCTGCTGTTGCAGTTATGGAAATTCTTGGAGCTATTGACTCTGGACCAGACACCATAACAGGAAGTGCAGCGCTTAGTTCAGAAAGTAATTTAGTCGTATCGGGTAGTGTGACTACACTACCTACAACAAATCTTAGTGTCCAATCTGGACTGACTGTTACAGGAACAGTTACTAAGCTCGGCTCAAGTACCTTGAGCGGAGAATCTGGACTTATTGCAGCTGGAATTATTTCTAGATTAGGAATTGTCACCTTAAGCAGCGAGTCTGCACTTAATACTATTGGAACAATTTCTAGACTAGGAGTTGTTACCCTAAGTGGACAGTCTACTTTGACCGTTGCTGGTGTAGTTTCCAAACTTGGTACTGTGGTACTAAGTGCCAATTCTACATTAGATGTTACTGGTAATACGGGTGCTGGTGTATCTGTGCTACTGAGTGGACAATCTAGTTTAACAGTTTCAGGAGTAGTTACAAAACTAGGTGTCGTTTCACTAAATGCACAGTCTACATTGAATAGTGTGGGAGTAGTAAATAAACTTGGGACTGTTGTGCTAAGTGGACAGTCTGTGTTGAACAGTGCGGCACTAATCACTAGTTTCGGTTCAGCTTCGTTCAGTGGACAGAGCACTTTTATTGCTAGTGGGTCAGTGACCAATCTAGGATCAATCACTTTAAGCGCACAGAGTAACATGAGTGTCTCCGGTACCATCGGAGCTTTGCCAATTACAGCGAATCTCTCAGCGATTTCTGCATTAATAGTTTCAGGAGTAGTCACCAGACTAGCAAGTGTTAACTTGTCTGGTAATAGCATTTTGATTGCAAGTGCTAGACAAGGATTCTTTGCTAATGCAGGATTAGGTGCCGAGTCTTCGTTTGTTGCCAGCGGTGTGGTTAAAAAACTAGGAACGGTTTCCCTGAGCGCTACTAGTACACTTTCTGCTAGTGCGTTTATTCCTGAGTTTATTCTAGGTAATGCTGTTTTGTCTGCAATGGTATCTATGGTAATTGATGCGCAGTCGTCGCCTCCTTGGGTGTTTACATTAATTGAATTTTCGAGTATCAGAACATCTGGAATTGAAGCAGGTGCAGCATCCAAAACAGGAGCATTTGAAGGTTATAGTTCCACAGTTTCTATGGAAGGAGGATGATTCAAAGTGGAACGAGTTTTACGTAATACAGCAGCTACTGTTAGTGTTACATTCTACAACGGATCATCCCCTGTAGAAGCTGATGGCGCGGTAACAGTAGTCGCTAAAAAGGCTGATGGTTCAACACTTTTTAGCACTAATGCTACAAATGATGTAGCTGTCGGAAAGTACACAACAGTAATTCCAGCACAGACAAACTTAAACATCATTACTATGACATGGATAGGAACTTTTACTGGAACACCAATTTCTCTTACTACACAAGTTGAAATTGTAGGAGGATTCTATTTCTCTATTGGCGAATTGAGAGCTTATGAATCAACTTTTTCGAATCTCGTAAAGTATCCGGATGAAAGATTGGCAACTGCAAGAGATCAAGTAGAGGCTGAATTTGAAGATATCTGCCATCGGGCATTCGTTCCTAGATTCTGGCGAGAATCCTCTGTAGAAGTTGACACAGATGAAGATATGCTGTGGATGGAAAAACCAGAGGCAATTAGATTTACTACTTTAAGTCAGAGTGGTCAGGATCTTATTTCTTATTACAATTCAGGATATTTAATTAGAGATAAGAACTCTCCTCGGGGAATTCATGTAATTAATTCAGCATTAAATTTGTTTAATTACGACACCATGTATTATCCGATTTCTGCCGAGTACGAATACGGTCTAACAACTGTTCCAATTCCCATCAAACAAAAAGCTTTGAAGCGTGCCAAGCAATTCATTTTGGGACAGAATTCTACTATCGATGAGCGGGCAGTAACTATGCTTATTCCTGATATCGGACAAGTAAATCTTGCTACGCCAGGAGAAAGAGGATTGGAGACTGGTGTACCTGATATCGATGTTGTTCTTCGTCGATACACATTGGACGGGGGAGCGGGTGTTTACTAGATGGCGACAACTGCCTTTGCAATGAAAAGACTTTTGATCGAACAAGCCAAATTGCGACCAGCCCTAACGGAACTTGCGACTGATGATTCTATTTGGGACAGTGCGTATTCAGGCGTAGCCAGACCACGAAAAGTTTTATGGTTTGGGGAAATTGTGTGGTCATATGATCAGAATGTAGCGTTTGGACGAACACCTTCGTCCCGTGAGGAAGATTATAATATTAGAGTCGGTATCGAGATTAATGATAATGACGAATCTCAAACTGATGCCAATGCCAAGGCAGAAGCAATCATGCAAGATCTGGAAGATATGGTTGGGCATTATGACTTATTTGCTTCTGCTGCTCCTAGGGGAATTGTGAAATTAGGCATTGTCCCTATTGGACTAGGTGAAGGTCCAGGTGGTGCTGAAGGTGGACGCGCTGCATTCATGGCACTTCAAGTCAATGTTACAGCGCGAAAATAAAAAGGAAAGGGAGTGGAGTTTTGGCTACTGGGTTGATTACATTTACTAATTTAAATGGTTGGGATCAAAACTATAATCCTAGTAAGTACAGAATTAGTGCCCTTATTCAAGGAGTAAATACAGCCAGCGAACTTATTATGTTGTCTCCTTTACAACAGGTTTGGGTCAAGTGGGAGTTTCCTAATATTACTAACTACTCAGGATATCAATTAGATTTGTTTGTAGCGTCAATTTATCCGGAAGCAAATCCGACATCTACTCCTAGACTCTATTTTGAAATTTACGGAGATCCTAGAACATTTACACCTAGCACAGGTGTACAAGTTGGGGATATTCATTACGCACAGATGTCCATTACAATTTAGAAGGGGAGTGCCTTAATGTCAGGCTCACTTACTCGGTTTGGAATTGGTAAGGAAACTACCTACGGTACTCCTATGCCAATCACTGATAGTTTTGAAATTATGAGCGAAGATTTCGCTGGTAAATATGAGCGTACTAACGCAGAAGCTCTTTCAGGGTCATATGTAATGCGAGCAGATCGCTTCTCAGTTAACCGAAAAGGTGCTGAAGGCTCGGTAACTCTTGAGCCATTAACTAGAGGATTTGGTTCCTGGCTTGCATTTATGATGGGACAGGTTACCTCTACCGGTCCTGTAGAAACTGCGGCCTACACTCATACAGGAACAATTAACAATTTAACAGGTAAAAATCTCACTGTACAAGTGATTAGATACGATGAATCTGGTACAGGTCGCCCTTGGACATATGAAGGTGGAAAGGTAACAAGTTACGAATTCAGTAACTCAGTGGATCAAACACTTCGCTGCACAATTAACATGGATTTTGAACTTGAATCTAATCCTGATGTTCCTGCTGGTAATTATGCGGGCACAGCATTAGCGGCATTACCAACTGCACCTACCGGAGCAAATGTTTTCGTATGGGACCAGGGAACTGTAACAGTTGGCGGAACTACTTACGACATTAGTGAAATTACTATTGGTGTAGATAATTCTCTCAATGTAGATCGTTATTTCATTCGCCAGGGGGCATCTAAACGAGAGCCTATCCAGGATGGTAAACGAGAAATTACGTGGTCATTCACCACTACCTATGCAGATAATACATTCTGGGAAAAGGTAAGTTCGGCAACTGCCGCTGGTTCTTATGCTTCCTTGTCTGCTAAATGGGTAGGATTGACCGCGATTCCGGGCACTACTACTCCTCTTTATCCATGCATCACTATCGATATTCCAGTTGCCCGATTCGATGAAGGTGGCCCAAATGTCGATGGTGAAGGAATGTTGGAGCAGACATTTAGTGGAGTTGGTCTATATGACGGGACAACTTCACCAATTACTATCACGTATAAGTCACAGGATGCAACTGCATCAGTACTTAGCTAAGGAGTAACAAGTGGCAGAGAGACGTAGTCGCGGTACTAAAAGAAATCAGTATGCAACCATTGAAGGTTTGCAAGATTTCCTTAAGGATATGGGAGTTTTGCCAGCACATATGGCCAGAGCAGAAAAAGTATTTCAGACTATTGCTGCGGCTACCGTCTATACAACTGCTAAGCAATTAGCTGTTCAGGAAGGTCCGCAGCAGGCAAAATTTGCTCAGACCTTACGCCAAATGGGCGGAGGAACTGTTGCCTATGGTGGAATGCCGGGAGCAATGGGAGCGGAATTCGGTGCAATTGTTTATGCACAGTTTCCTGAATGGCGAGGTAACAAGCAAGATGCAGGATATTTCTTTTGGCCTGCTATTCGTGAATTCAGAGATGAAGACATGATTAATTTATGGGTACGTGAAGTCTGGGCAGTCGTACAAGATCTGTTCAGTGGATAGTAAAGGATATGGTAGCAAATGAGTGAAAAGAAAAAGATTTCTATCAATATGGATGATCTGACTTTCGGTGAACTAGAGACATTCGAAGATGTGACCGGGTTAGTGATGTCAGATGCTATTAAGACAGAATTCGTACGTGATAAGAATGGTAATAAGATTCCTGATCCGGATGATCCTAAGGGTCGCCCATTACAGGAAACCAAAATGGGTGTGCGAGCAATGATGGGTATGGTATTCCTTTCTTTGCGCCGTGAAAATCCTGACATTACATGGGAAGCAGTTCGTGCGATGAAACTTTCTGACATTGATTTTGAAGTACTAGAAAACGATGAGGGAAAAGAAGAGGGCGCGACAGAAAGCTAAAAGAAGAGAGAGACCGTCGATATAGAATTATGGCGGAACTTGCTCGCTTCTATGGTTGGACTTTTACGGAAATGCGATCCCTTTCTATTTACGAATTGAATATGGCTCGTGAATATATGATTCATGAGAAAAAGAGCCAAGGAGGGGAAAGTGGTAAGACACGCTCTAAGGGGTGATTATGGCAGCTAATGACACACGACGCTTACGTGTTGTAGTAACAGGTGAATCTGGTGATGCACAGCAAGCATTAGAGCAAGTTGGTAGTGCTGCTGAAGAATCCCAAGGAAAACTTGCCACACTCGCTAGAACAATTGGTGGAATGGCGGCAAAAGGTGCCGTCGCTATTGGTGCTTTAGGAGCAGCAGCAGCGACTATGGGATTCTCTACCGCCACCCAATTGGAACAAGTAACAGTAGGATTTACTACTATGCTTGGTTCCGCAGAGAAAGCACAAAAGTTCCTTAAGAAATTGCAAGCATTCGCTAATACGACACCTTTCGAGTTTGAAGATGTAACCGGTGCAGCTCAGAAATTCCTATCTATGGGATTTGCTGCTAAGGACGTAATCCCTATGCTTACTGCGGTTGGTGACTCAGTTGCGGCTATGGGTGGATCGGCTGAAAACATTGACGCAATTACAACTGCACTTACCCAAATGCAAATTAAGGGTAAAGTTTCTGGTGAAGAAATTATGCAGTTGTCAGAGCAAGGTGTTCCGGCAATCCAGATTTTAGCCGATAGTTTTGGAGTTTCTACCGGCGAAATGTCTAAGATGATTTCCAAAGGAGATGTTCTTTCTAAAAAAGCTATTCCATTAATTATTAAGGGTCTAGAAAATGGAACAAAGAATGTAAAAGGTTTCGGCGGCATGATGCAAGCTCAGTCAGAGACTATGGCTGGTAAATGGTCTACATTCATGGATACCTTGAAAACCGGACTCGGTAACATTGCTACAATCTTCCTCCCTGCCGCTAAAAAAGGCGTGGATCTCTTAAGTACGGGATTCAGTAATTTCTTCGCTGGACTACAGGGAATGGGAAAGGTAAAAGGATTTTCTGGAACCCTAAACGAATTAGGTCTAGGAATTCGAGCAATGATTGCTGCCTTCAAGGAAGGCGATGTAACAAGTGATGGTCTAGTAGGTAAATTTGAAAGACTAGGAGTAGTTGCTAAGCAAGTCGTAGATATTTTCTGGCAAACTGTAGATGCAACAAAATCAGTAGTTTCTTGGTTCCGTGAGCATGATGCAGTTGCCGCAGCACTCGCAATTACAATGGGATCCCTTTATGCAGTGACTAAGCTCTATGCGATCACTACCGCTGTCCAAGCAGCGGGTGGTTTGGTCGCAATGTTTAAACAATTGACTTTAGTTGCTTCAGTACTTAAAACAGTCACAGCTGTTCAATGGGCATACAACGGAGCGGTTGCCGCAGCTAGCTATTTGCAAATTGCTGGATATTTATCCGCTCTAGCTATCGGACAAAAAGCAGTTGCAGCGGCATCTAAGGTTGCGACTGCTGCACAATGGCTATGGAACATTGCACTTAATGCCAACCCTATCGGATTGATTGTAGCGGCTATTGCCGCATTGGTCGGGGCAGTTTACTTACTTTGGAGAAATAACGAAGGATTCCGTAAGTTTGTACTAACTAAGCTATGGCCAGGACTTAAGGCAGTTTGGAATGCATTAAAGGTTGCATTCGAAGCTGTCGTTAATGCAATGGTTGTTGCATGGAATTGGTTGCGAGACACAGCGATCAGTGTATGGAATGCAATTTATGGATTTGTAGCGCCGATTGTACAGAAGCTGGTGCAAATTTTTAGTCCTATCTTTAACGTATTCCAGCGAATTGGGTCGACACTGTGGACACTTTACAGTAACTACTTCAAAGTTATTTGGATCCTAATTCAGATTGCCGTTAAGGTAGTCGTTTTCTGGTTCCGCGATGTGGTGTGGCCCGTACTTAGTTGGGTATTCAAGAAAATTGCTGACGTTGCTGTTTGGCTATATCAAAATATCTTCAAGCCTGCTTGGGATGGTATTAAAATCGCAGTGCAAGCGGTTGTGGCTTGGTTCCAGAATACTGCGCTACCATTCATTAAGAGATGGTTAGATGGTATTCGAATTGCTACCCAATTCTTCGTTGATCGCTTTATGGCTAGATGGAACGCTGTGCGTGAAATCGTAAAGGGAGTAGTTAACTACTTCATTGGTCCTATTGTTAATGGTTTCAAGATTGCATTTGACAAGGTGCGAAAGTTTATTGAAACTTTCCGTACAGGATGGGATTTCCTATGGGGCCGAATTCAAGATAAAGTTGGTCGCGTTTGGGAGTACACAAAGAAAGCATTCCAGGTTGGTGTGGACGCAGTCTCTAGAGCATGGAACAAGTTGAAGGATACTGCTAAAGCGCCTATTAACTTCATTGTTAACGATGTGTATAACAATAGAATTGTAAAGCTATGGAACAAGGTTGCTGAGAAATTTGGAATCAAAACTCGACTAGACACTATTAAGGGATTTGCCCGAGGTGGTGTTGTAGGTAGAGGATATGGTTCACGTGATGATCAGCTAGCGATGCTTACTCGTGGTGAAGGTGTTCTGACTACTCGTGAAATGAAGAAACTTGGTGGCCCTGCCGGTTTCAATGAATTCCGTAAATCGCTTGCTATGTATGGCAATGGCGGAATAGTCGGCGGAGATGGCCTAGGAGGATTTGCAGGAAAGATTGCCTCTAAGACAAAAGACATTTTCCAGGGAATTGCAGCGGGTGCGGTAAGACCATTGGTTAATGAGATTCGCTCGTTTGTCAATAAGCGTTTAGGGACTGAAGGCTTTTCCGGTCTAATGCGCGGTGGAGCTAATACCATTCTTAATAAGCTTATGGCATGGGTTTCTGGCAAGGATAAGGAAATAGGTAACATTGGTGGAGCTGGCGGAAATGTAGGATGGGCAATTATGCGTACCCTAATTGGTGCCAAATTCCCTGGGTTGAATATGATTTCTGGTTACAGACCAGGTGCACATACCTTATCTGGTAACTTGTCCTATCACGCATTAGGACGTGCGGTTGACTATCCTCCTGTACGTGCTTTGGCACTTTGGATTCGACAAACATTCGGGTCTAGAACTAAGGAACTTATTTCACCTTGGAACGAACTTAACCTCCATAATGGACGACCACATAGATATACTGGTGCGGTTTGGAATCAGCACAATTTTGCTGGCGGTAATGCTCACGTTCACTGGGCTATGGATTCTGCTTCTGTTGTACAACCGGGTTGGTTTACCGGATACAATGGGACAGGGCGACCAGAGACCTTAGTAAATAAGGATATCTTAGGTCCAACTATGCACATCGATAAAGTTGAGATTATTATTCAAAGCACTGGGTATACTGATCGTGATGTTAAGAAGATTAGAGACGAATTGTTAAAGATTGGTGATAGAAACGGTGGCCGTTCTGGTTTGCCTGGTAAGTAAGGGAGGTTTGCTAAATGGCTTTTCCGGCTGACTTAGAAATTGAAGTTGCATTCAATAATGATATTGATGAAACCAATTACGCTCAATCTGGATGGACTTCTATTCTTCCTTTTGTATCTTCCTTTTCTGGGGATTTACGAGGAAGAGAGTACGAGTTAGATCGTACTGAGGCCGGTACTCTTTCTGTTGTAATTGACAATTCCGATGCCCGATTCCTCCCGGGCAGCGTTCAATCTCCATACTATCCTTATGTGAAATCAGATCGTAGATTTCGTATTAGAGGAAAGAATATGGTGCATCCGAATGTTGCTCGGGGAGGAAGTCGTGACCATAATCTATTAGGCTGGCTTGATGATTGGGGAGGTTTAGATAATTACACGGCTAAAGCGTACTCAATGGACAGTGTACGAATCATCACAGCAAGTGCCGAGCCATTTGTGGGTGAAGGTAAAGAAAATGCAAATGATGGTTTAGCAGGAACTAAATGGCGTACTAACACAACATCAGGAACGCTTACCTATAAGTATGCTGTAGGTGTTCGAATGAGCGGGTACACTATTACAGTTGCAGGAGATACGCCTAACAGAGACCCTAAAAACTGGACTCTTGAAGGGTCAAATAATGGTAGTTCTTGGACTACCTTGCACACAGTCACAAATAATGCGTGGACAGATAGGTATGAGCAACAGACCTTTACCATTACTTCCCCTAATTATTACCTCTATTATAAATTGAATATTTCGGCTAACTGGGGTGATGCAAATCTTCAGCTAGCTGAATTCGATCTACAGTATGATACTCCAGACGATTTGATTTTGCCAGATGGTGATCTTTCATGGTATGTGGAAGTTGGACTAAATGCTAGTCTAGCAACTAGCCAATGGCATGAAACTGTTGGATGGTTCGTGCCACTGGAGTACGGGGTTAGATTAGCGCACTCTGTATATGTTTGGCGTATCAGCGGAACTGAACCTACGGGATTTAAATATAAGTTCCATGTTACTTATCTAGATAAAGACTGGAATGTTGTTGGTGTAGACCCTATGTGGGAAGTGTCCACGTTGCCTACTACCCAGACCCCGACCCAAATTGGTTTTTCCCACACCCCGCCTGCTGATGCCAAATACGGTATTGCATCATTGTCATTCTTTGTAAGTACGACAACAAATGCAGGGCCTCTTGTTTTCGGTATTACTGGGATTCAAAGTGAATTGCCCGCAAATCTTGCGGCCGATATCTCTGGTTTCCGTGACCAGCAGAATTGGCAGGTAGAAGGAGATGGTGATGGCGATTATTACAATGTGGGCAGTGATCCAACTACTTCTTACTTAGAAGTAGAATGGGGAGACAATGATGTTAATCTTTATCAAACCATTCCTCATTTAATTCCGGGTGAAACATATACTGCCACGGTGCAAGCACAAATTGTAAATGGTCAGCCGTCTGTTCAATTTACTGGTAATGAAGGTGAAACGGGACCAATAATCAGTTCTTCATCCTTTACTCAGTATTGGACTACATTCATTGCCCAGCAACCTGAGCAAGAGGTTAGATTCATTTTGCAAGGAGATCCTACTGCTGGAATCGTAGGTTTACGTGTTAGAAAACTTAGAGTTGAATTAGGAGACAATCCGTCATTGACATTGCCTTCTAGTGCTATTATGAGTGATTTTACAACGTGGACTAGACCTAAAGATATTTTTGAAGGATGGGTTGAGTCATGGCCTGCTGTTGCAGGTAATACGGAAATGACAATTACGGTAGTGGACAGAATGAAGCGTCTTGGTTCAGTCGAATTGTCGAATACTTTACGTGAAGCGCTATATCAAGATGAGCCCGTTTTACTTATGCCTCTTTCAGATTCTATGATCGATACGCCTGGGCAATTTAGCCAATTAGGATCATGGGCGATTGAAGAGGGGGGACCCATTTTCATTAACATTTCTAAGTCGAGGGGTGACTTAGGAAGTGCTAGCTATACGACATTAACAGATGATGGGCCAACAGGTGAAGCGTCATGGAAGAGCAATTCAACGGGAATCGAATTAGCATCTAAAGGATACTTTTTTGCTATTCCTTATACCAAGGATTATACTGCTCCACCTCCGCCACCTCCAGCACCAAAGCCAAAACCTAAGCCACCTCCTGCATCTACTCCTAAGCAAAAATCCACTTACACTAAGAAATGGTATGCGACATGGTCCAGATCGTATGAAGGTGATAACTCGACTAGATTCGATGATTCTCCTTACATGTATCAAGGTTCCTATGATGGATCGTCTCCGGGTAATCAAAAATCACTTGCCGGGTTTGATTACAAAAACATCATGGCAACATTGAAGGGTGCAGAAATTCTTGAAGCAACTATCACTATCAAGAATAATCATGCTAGATGGAACAAAGGTCTTTATGCTCAAGTAGGTACTCACAATTATTCATCAAAACCTAGCTCATGGGGTGGCGGAAACGTACGTGAACGTCGATGGAGAAAGTGGGTAGCAGAAGGAGGATCAGTTACTATCAGTGGTGGAGCTGGTCTAGGTAAAGAATTCCAAAGTGGAGCAACACGAGGAATTGGTATTGGTCCTGAGGCGAATAATGATCATGACCATTATGGCTACTTCTATGGTGCTTCGCATTCGGCTAGACCATACATCACAATCAAATACAGAAAGTAGAGCGTTATGTCGTTTGGATATGTAACACCTACAGGTGGTTTTACTATTGAGGCATGGTTCAAAAGAGATGCGCTTCCGGCCGCTTGGGTAACACTATGGAATCAACGTACTCAAGCGGCCGTAACTTGGACAGGAAGTGTGCACCTTGTCGGAAGACAAATGGCATTAGAAGTAAATCCAAGTGGCGCACTGGCATTAACACTTATCAATGAGGGTACTACCTCGGGAACTACTGTTCTATTCTGGGCTGACCCTAGTCCCGGTGGATATGGTGATGATAATCAATGGCACCATGTTGCAGTCCGAATCGGCACAGACAAAAGAACTTGGACTGTATTTCTAGATGGCGAACAATATGCAACAGGTTTGGCTTCTGCTGTCTTAAATTGGAAACCAGGAATTTTGACTTTCGGTGCACAGTATGCACCACATGTTGGAGATTTTGGTTCCTATATTTGGGAAAAGTGGCTGGCATACCCTGTTGTTTACAATAAGCCTTTAACAAATAACCGTATCTTTGAACATTACACTGCCGGTGCTGGCGGAACTGTTTACTATGGAGACGATGAAGTTACTAGATTAACTCGTATTGCTGATTGGGCTGAGGTTCCTGATCAAGCGCGAGAATTCGAGCCAGCCTTGGTCGAATTGCAGGGTATTCAAGTTGATGGAACTAATGCCCTTACAGCTTTTCAGGACACATCTGCTGCCGCTTCCGGAACTGTTTATGCAGATGGACAGTCTAGATTAGTCTATCAAAATAGACGCCATCGCTATAATCGTTGGAGCGTGGCCACTTTAGCTGAGTCTACGGATTCAGCACCTGAGTACGGAATTACGTTCACCATTGATGATTCTAATATTTATAACGATGTTCGTGGTGAACGACCATTTGGGTCTACGGTGCGATTGGTCGATGATATCTCTAAAGCAGCACATGGGCGAAAAACGTTCAGTTTCTCAATTCCTGTGACCACTCATGAGGAGCTACAAAATGCAGTATCATGGATTGCTGCACAGTATCGAAATCCAGTAGTTCGTGTTTCGGAGATTTCTCTTAGAGCCGAATCCAGTGATCTTATCGAGTGGGTAGCTACTGGTGGTGTCCAATTAGGAGATCATATTATTCTAGACGAATTACCTAGTTCAGATGCTCCGGAAGCCACGATGGAATTTACAGTAGAAAAGATCAGCGCTGATGTGGACATCAAAAATAGAGTATGGATTGCCAAACTTCAATTGAGCCCATTCAGTTTGAATAAAGTCTTTCGGGTTGGTGAAAGCACATTAGGACCAACCTATAAGATTGCATATTAGGAGGAATGAATGTCAGGCGTATTTGACCCTCAAATTTGGACAGACGGTGAAGATCCAGAAAACACACCAACTGCTGACGATTTGAATCGTGAGTGGAGAGATGCATTTAATTTTTTGTTAGGAATAACAAGACCAATGGCACATTTGGTTTCTACTACAGGTACTGCATTCACTACTACTGAAACTACTGTTCCGTTCAATGTGGAGCGATTATTACGCGGTGGCATGGTGCATTCAATATCCACTAATAATCACCAACTAACATTACCAGTAACAGGGCAGTACCAAGGATATATCTGGGGTGGATTTGACTCGTTGACTACAGTAGCCACTCGGGCATGGGTTCGATTAAAGAAGAATGGAACCACGGTAGCAGCAGCTAATCAGAAACCTGAACTCACTAGTAGTTGGAATGTACACGGATCGGTAACTGTGGATGCTGTCGCAGGAGACATTATGACTATGACAATGAACGTAACATCAGGGTCAGGAGTCATGGGTAGCGCATTTACTCGCGCGCCTAGAATGGTGCTTTGGTATGTAGGAGATTATTCATAATGGCTACTATCCCACCAACTGTGCATAGTTGGATCAATGGCGAGGAACCTGATTTCCGGCAAATGAATGAATATGTAAGAGATGTGCTTAATTTCATTATGAATCCTCCTATGCTTAGATTAAAGAAAACAAACACACAGAACTTTACTTCCGGTACAAGTACAGCAATTCAATGGAATTTTGTTGAATTGGAAAATTATAATTTCTGGGATGCTAGTAATCCTACCAGAATTACTCCGAGTGTTCCAGGATGGTACGTTGGATCAGTAGGATACGGGTTTAATCAGAATTCATCAGGCGTACGTGAAATGAATGTAATTAAGAACGGATCGACAACTGAACGAATTCTTCGTGTTAATGGTGACGCGTACACGGATCCGTTGTTGACTATCTGTCAGCGTGGACAGGTGTTTCAGGAATTTTTCAATGGTACCACTGATTATATGACTGTAGAAGTGCAACAGAATTCCGGAAGCACATTGACAAACTTAGCTGGATCTAATGAATATCAGCCGGACGTAGTATTGAGGTGGATTGCGCCGCTATGACAATTCCTAATATTCACACTTGGTTAGCAGGTGACGAGTTCAATGCGATGAGAATGAATGAAGTTGCAGATGCAATTGCATTTCTTCAAAATCCGCCAATGGTACATGTGGGCAGACGACTTACAACTCAGTCTATTCCGTCAAGTGTTTGGACTAAGATCACATTTGATACTGTCTACAATGGATATGATCCTTATGGTATGTGGGATTCAGGAACACCCGACCAAATTACCATTGTAGAACCTGGCTGGTATTCGTGTGAAGTACATTTATCACTTGCCGCAACCTCAACCGATACTAGAGTAATTCTTGGTCTATACAAAAACGGTTTGGGGTCTGATGATTTGCTATTGCGTTATGACCAAACCACTCCACCAAGTGGCGGTAATCAAAATTTGCGCAGAGAGACTACACTATTCATGAATGCAGGCGACTTCCTACATGCTGCATGTTGGTTGAATAGTTTAAGTTTGAATTCGCAGATCACTAGTGATGCAGAAAGTTCGGGACTACGTGTCCGATGGGTATCAAATTAAGGAGACAAATTACTATGGTGAATACAACACCTGTTACCCCGACTCAGGTAAAGCGCCCGTGGCGTGCTACCTTTAGAACTGTTTTCCAAGGTGTAGTTGCCGCAGCGGCAATTTTACCTTTGGTATTAAGCACCGCTGGCATTGCGCCAGTAGGTGTTGCAGCAATCGTAATTGCGGTTGCTGGTGCATTAACTCGTGTAATGGCTTTGCCTGCCGTTGAGGAATTCCTGGAAAATTATATTCCAATCCTTGCTGCAAAGCCGAAAGCTGACAACTAATGTTAGGAGTCAATCTAATGGCTAATGATAAAAACTATGCAGTAGGTGACGAAGTTACTATTTCTGGAGTTGTTACAAACGTTGGAAGTAATGGCGGAAATCCTGAATACACTATTGCGGTAAACGATGAAAATGTGGAACGTCCAATTTCTGTTCCACCTCGCGTTCACCCGGCAGCGTTTACTAATGGTCCTGTCGAATTGGCAGAAGAAAACCAGAAAACTTATGATGCTGTTGCAAAGGAAGGTGAAAAGGCCGCTAAGGAACAGGAAGAAAACAATAGTGAGGAAGCCGGATCTAAGTCAGATGCGGAAGAGACTCGCAAGGAAACAGTAACTCCTGACCCTAAAACTACTCCTGCTGGCCAGGGCGCAAAAGGAACTGCTCCTAAGGCAGCTTCCTCAAAGTAATTGAAAGGAATTGATTAAATGGCAACTGAAACCATTAAGGTTGAAGACGGAAAGGTGCTGGTCGAAAGAAATGCACCCGGTAAGTCTAATCTAGAGGTTTCATTGTCCGATGTAGAATCGGTTTCGTTCGAACGTGGTGGAGAGGGGGAGGGCCAAAGTGATGGTACCCTTTCCCTTTTCACTAAGAATGGCGAACACTTTCCGATTAAAGTAGCGGATAATGAAGCTGGTAAATACCTTAAAGCGATTTATGATGCACAGGACAGCAAGCCTGTTGCAAAGCCTAAGCAAAAGACTTCTGATGGTGAAGTTGTAAGTAAGCCATCAGAACAGTAAATCCTTTACTGTGCCCATAAGAAAAAAGCCCCTGGCTACCAATTACGGTGGCCAGGGGCTTTTTTCTTTATTCTTCGTCGCCAGTTCCAACAAACCATGAGTGCATAGTATTAAAAGGAATACCTACTTCTTTCCAATAAGAACCTGATGGAAGAGCATATACATGTCTCATTATCAATGCCGATTCTGTAATTTGGTAGGTTTCACATTCAAACAGTAAATGGTCTACGTTATGTTTTTCTTCAAAAGCGGGTATTTGAACATCAATATTAATCAATTTAAAATCCAATCAGATTTAAGATGCTTTTTCTTCGATGGCTCCTTGGTACCAGTAGCTTACTGTGTTCTTTACACAATTCTATAGTATTGAATGCGCCGTGTTCCAGACACTTAGCCGCACGGCACAATCAAATAAAGAGTATTCCCACCCAATCTCATATTCACATAGCCCTTTATTTCTTCGGAATTTCGCAAACATCATTGGTGCATCCTCTCTCGCCTTCGGCATCCACAACTAATTCATCGTAAAGAAGATCCATGTTCACTTTGGATAGAGCATTCTCCATCGTGGTATATTCTAGGGTACTAATATTTGTATACGGTTGCTGAGGGTAAACCTTATTACCCATGGGCAAGAAGGAAATAGCCTTTAATTGACCATCGTACATAGATAGAATAGTAGATACATGCTCAGCTTCAGTTTCCGAATCAAAGGAAACAGTTACCGAAACTCCGTTATCACTCCACCATCTTTGAGCCTCAACGGCTAGTGATGCTTTTTCAAAGATTGTGACATCCTTTTCACTGCGCAATGCATCAGATTGAATAGGGAAGTAAATCACAACACTAGAATCAGGACTAGTAACAGATTGCTCTACTGTGTACCCTGCTTCTTTGAATAATTGGACGATTGGATGGTCCTTATCAAAAATGACTGCTCTGTTGAAATAGGTACCGCCTGGACTCCAGTGAACGCCAGGACTTTCGCCGACAAGTAACGAAGTAGTTCCCGTTGGTTTAACAGTAGTGACCTTAATGGACTCCCGGACACAAAGCCATTCTGAATAGATATTGTCGTATTCTTTAACAATTCCATAGCCTTCGTCCATCCATTTTCTGAGCACAGAACGTCCATTGTTATCAGAGAAGTTAGCAATTCCAGACATGGAGATTCCGATCCGTCTATTTCTCTGCATAATAGCGTTAGTCCGTGGAATTCCTGTAGGTAAAAGCGTAACAGTTTTTGCATACAAGTAAGCATATTTTAATACTCTCCTTAATTCTGATGCATCACTGATCTTAGATAAATGAATATCTACTAGCGTACACATTTCCCCGGATTCCAAAGGCTGTTCCACACAAGGATTAAAGCCAGCAAATCTATGATCTTTGTAATCCGGCGGATCAGCTAGGCGACCATAAGCCTTAGTAACATCTTCCCAAATAACACCAGGCTCGCCATTTAGGGCAATGCCGGGAATAATAGAGGAAAGATCATCACCGACAAAAGCCCTAACAGAATTGTTAGACATATAAGCCCAGCCAGGATTATCGGGATCGAATGAATTACGCTCTGGGAAAACTTCCGGATTCTTGAGGTTGAGGAAGTTTTTAGATTCTTTTCGCCCGTAAGCAAGTAGGGCGCTACGGCGAACATTACCAGAAACGACGCAATCACCAATGAGATTAGCAATATCTGCAATGTCCACATCGGACAACACCTCTCCGTCTCGGTTACCGAGAATTTTATCAATCATTTTATGTAAACGCATCAATGGTTTTGGCCCAGGTGCAATACCACCAAAGGTTTTAATCGGTGCACCTTTGGGACGAATCAGGGAGTAATCAAATTGTATCTCATACTTATCTGGTAGGAGATAAGATTCCAATTTCATCTTAAGAGATTCAACCCATCCTTCGCGGGAATCAGGAATAGCATACACTGCCGGGCCAGGTTTCTTAGGCTCATGAATCACAAACTCTTTTTCCGCGCCACGTGTGTCGTAGCCAACTCCCACACCCAGCATTGACACATTCATCAAAAACGTAAAAGGACTTGATGGATCGCTCTTGGTCATGTCATAGGTAGAGATAAATGCACAGTTCTGCAAAGGCGTGGAATCCCCTCTACCATTTACTACGTAAGTTCCCATTGAGAAGATTCCGCGCCCTGGCGGTGTCCATCGCATACGGAACATTAAATCATAGGCTTCTTGAGCTGATTTCTGAGCCTTGTGATCATTCCACGGTAGCACGTGCTCTTTTGCCCAATCCTTTTGAATTGAGTACATTCCTTCAATTACTCGGCGGCAAGCTTCCCACCATCGTTCCTTTGATCCATCTTCTTTGGTACGTGAGTAAGTACGAATAAATGTAATTTCTCCGAGAGAATTTCCGCCCGCGTCCTTAAACCCGAACGGTGCCTCCTGATCTTTGTAACCATCCACAAAGGAATCGGCCAATTTAAAACTGAGATACGACAATTTTATTTCCTTTCAACGCCGAATAGGGAGCAAGATCCATTGACCCTGCTCCCTATTCTAATTTAATTGTGATCTAGCGGCGTTGAGCGCGCTGACTGATTGCAGTAGTTTCTACATTCAGTACATCTATTGGCTTAGCATTTTTGCCAGCATACTTAAGCCTGTCGAGATAGAACACTCTGGATCTTCCACCGTTTCTAGAAGGGTTACCAGGAAAATACGGACCGATTACCTCGACTGCTTCAATCTGAAAGTCAGGATCTCCATCGACTCGACCTACATACCTCCAAAGTCCTTGCATGCCAATAACTCTTACAGGCCACTTAGGACAAGTGATAGATCTAGGGCCAAACACCAGGCATCCATTTTCATCAATGCTTGTCATAAAACCCTCTATGGGTTAATGCTAATAGAATTCATCACATTCGAAACATTGCCCCATTGTGTATAACGCAGATCAGGCTCTGCATTTTCCCACATTCCGTAGATTGGAACAGGGTTGCCGGTACAATAGTTATTAGGCCAGAATCGAATGTGATAATTGAAAAGCTGTGTTTCAGCCTGGTCCGTTGTGTTAATAACAAGAGAGCTGAAACGATTCCAATCGCCAGATGGAAGCTGCAAACAGTTATCGGGTTCACTTAGAATGTAATCGATGTCATAGGCTTGCCAGTAGTATTTGCCGAAATACGTGCCATCAAAGACACAAACGGTTCCCCATCCTCCGACTGAATAATCACTACAACCGTACAAGGTATCTGAAGCATATGCAGGGCTAGACATAAACAATCCTCCTAAGATAAGAAGGATTGTAGCTAGCATTGTTGCTAATTTTCTCATAAATTTTCCTCTCAAAACTTTTACGTCAATTCCATCATGATAAATTGTTTCATGAGGAACTCCTTAAGACGAAGTAGTCCAGCATCCAGGTCTAATGAGGAATGAAGGTAGATCCTTTTAGTCCATATCCTACCAGATTCTTCTTTGTACATTAAGGTTTGAGCATAATAGATATGTTCAGTGTATCCTTTTGATAGATAATCAGGATCATCTAAGATATCAACACTGTATTTGCGAAATATGACAGGAGTTATTTCTGCGTAATACATTACTCCATAAGGAGTTTCTTCGATTAGTCTCCCTTCGGCCGGACCACCAATAACAAGCAGTTTATTCTTCTTTGTAGATGCTCTTGTCCCATTTACCTTTTCTTCGTCGTACGGGTTTTCCCTTTTCTGAAGGGATGTCGAATTCATCTTTAAATTTTCCTTCATTCTGATTATATTCCTTAGGCTCGTAACGACGATCCCTTTTGTTACGACGTGGCACGGCGACCCTTTTTCTTGGAACTCATGGCTTCAAGCAGGTCTCTATCCTCTGGCTTTAACATATCTACTAACTTGAATCGGCCAGCGACAGACAGATCTGTGATCTCATGTCCACTTGGGACAGTATCGCCTGCACCAAGTTTGTAATTATGTTCCCCACCTTTTTTATCTTTGGTAGTTGCATAGAAATACTTAAACATTAAACCTCCACCACTAGTTGCTTGATACCGCCGCCAAAGTTCACAAATACTGTTACCTTTGATTCTTCTAATGGCTTCTCATTAATGTCAGCCATTCCAACTGCTTGCTGAATGTTATCCTGTAACTCCTTTAAGGACATTCCCTTTTTAGGAGATTCGGCATCATAAGAGATTTTACGCCCCATGGTTCACCCCCCACCGGACATCATTAAGTTCATCAATATTTGTAGGAGTCCAGTAATCTAGAAAGGTGTGACCCGTCTTTTGATTCATAACGGATTGATGAACTCTAAACATCGCTGCTCTATTTCTATATGCCTGAGCTAGTAAATCACCCTTTGTAGGTTCATTCTTTGCTCTCTTTTGTTTGGTCAAGGTGCAACCCTTCCGTTATCTACAAACGCATTCCATGTTAGAGGGAAGTACGTAGAAAAGAATCCTTCATATTGCTGGGCAACTTGATCGATTTCCCACATTGGAAACGTAGGGTATCTGGCTTCCTCTGATTTAACACGTAGGCTGAGGAAGTTCATAAGTGCGCGAGGGTTCATTGCAACAATCATGGTAGACATGAGATTAAGCGGCAATACCATTCTTGCTACTTCTTTAGCGATTCCAACATCTAACATAGCTTGGTAATCGCCCCATGCTGACCGTGAAATATAGTCGAATGAATCTCTGACCTGTGCGTATTGTTCAATATCACCAGGCTCAAATTTGTAGGCACCCGGCTTACCAACCTGAATCAATGGTCTGTCCCCATTAGGCACATAGAAATTAGGTTTCATCTCTACGTACCGACCAGACATCTCATTGTAGGAAGCAATTCTATGTCTATGGTGTTCACGGAAAACAACAATAGGTGCTGTTACCCTAAACCTAAGTAACCCTTGTTCAAAAGGACTTCCGTGTCTATCACGCATAAGCATATTGATGAGACCCTGTACCCGCGCTGGGTCTCCCTCGTCAGCTCTCTCGCCCATTGTGGATACCCACGCAGCCCTAGCAATATCTAAGTCAGATCCAAGATGATCGATATACTCGACCTTCATTTCTGAAGTAAAAGTGATGTCTGTCATGCCCTAGATAATACAATCCATTTTAAGTTTCGGGCATCTAAGAAAGCGATATCAGATTCAATATCAGTTTCTGCACCAAGTATATAAAGGAAGTTATTCCCTTTCGCGAGAGGAGTAATTCTCCATACTCCCCATCGATCAAATCTAATTTCTAGAAGAGTACCGTCCGAAAGGGCTAATACATTGGACTCGAATCCAGAAACATTAAATTCTTCACTATGGAATTCTTCCTGATTATCGCTTTCTATTTCAATAAGATCATCACTTGCACCATAGATTTTAATCAATGGAAACCACCTCAATGGAGAAATCTTGTCTTGTTTCAAGCTTACCGACTAAATCACCTTCAAGAGTAACAGTAAAGATAGGCTTAAAGAAATAACCTTCCTTTAGAACATACAGCTTATCTTGAAACCTAATAGTTACTGATCTCTTCTTTTTCTCACCGAACACGGTTAGCCCTTCTGGCTTTTCGCGCAGCCTTATTCTTTTCCCGGCGGTAGCAGTCTCATCAACACCATGAATGTTTCCGCCGCGCTGCCAAATGTTCATCATCATAGTTGCTTGGCGCATTTCAGTTTGAATTCTCAGAGCCCTCAAATGATCGATCTGCTCTTCCGTTACTCCGAGCTTTTCCTTTAATCCCTTGATTTCCAATGTATTCCTCTAAAGGTTCGACTTTCCAACAATAGATATGTAGTCGTGAGACATTGTGATGTCTAATATGCTGAATATGCTCTCCTTCAATTCGAAAGCGCTTACCACTTGCGTCCGAATAAATGAGTGCCATTTCTATAGCTTCTTCAAATGTCATACAGTCAACGCAGAAACCGTCAACATCTCGAAAACCGTATGCCATTTTGTTTACGACCCTTTACCGAAAATAGTATCCGGTCCTTCATCCTCTTCTTCCTCATGATGATGCACCACAATTACATCAGGAGGATCAGGTTCAGGGTCATCAATTTCGAACAGCTTAAAATCAAAGATAATAAATCTGCCCGTGGTAAATAGGAATCTCATTTTTTTGTCACTCTTCTTAGTTCTTTTACGAAAGCCGCAACATGGGGATGAAGATTTGTCAGTGGATGCAAACGAAGGATCTGCATGATCTCTTCTCTTTCTTCAAAATATCTCAGCAGTTCGTTAGCTGCTTCCTTAGTTAATAGAAAACTAATAGGATAAAATACATCGTCCACGTGTCTTGTCGCAACTACCGATTGTGCGTCTTCGTAACTCAACTTTAGTACCTTTCGCCGTTGACCATAAAGTGACCATCGGGATTGATGGGCACTAATTCGGGAAAGACTTCCCCGTCATTAATCCATAAGATTCCAAAGGCTGTCCCCCAGTTATTGAGTCTAGCGCGACCCAAATACTCAGCGGAAGGAATATCCATCATGTGTCCGACTTCCATGCCTGCAAACGATTCTCTCTTATCAGATAATCCTTTGCTTGACCATACCAATGCGGCACGGTGGGTGTGTCCACATACGACAGATTGATGGATTTCGTTTGCAAGGTTAAGTGCTGTTGCTCCCGGTACCTGGCTAACTCGACCTTCGTCGCCGTGAGCCATAATCCAATTAGGTGCGATAGTAATTGGAGACTCATGCCAATTGATCCCAAAATCATCAAGTCTAAGAGCATTTTGTATGTTGAATTTATAACCTTTAATAGTAAGGCCAGCGATTCCTGGAAGTCGTCTCTCAATTGCTAATTCCAATCGTTCATCGTGATTGGATCTGACGAGATCCCATGGCCCATCGTATTTACTCCGGTAATATTCAAGAAGATCACGAGTCCTTTCAAAACCCATCTCTAATCCGCCGTCAAATTCAGCACGTAATCCTTGTGCCCATCTACCAATTTGAGTGCTATCCGTAATATCACCCACATGTCCTAATCGGACAGGCTGAAAGTCACCAACAAAATCTGCTACCCTTTTGATAATAGCTTCATTATGTAATGGAATTTGCCAGTCCGGAAGTACGACCACTGCATTTGTTTTATTCATTTATCTCCTTGAATTTCATTCGACCGTGAACATGTTGGATAAACAAATGTCCTTTATCAGGTTTCCCTAAATCCCAAGACCATTGTCCGGCCCATAATTGCGTGGGACCTGTCCAAATGTTAATCACGATTTCTCGGTATTTGTTGAGGATTGAAGCATCTTTCCATGGAACAGCTTTAGTGTCAAGGCGGAGAATTAGACCATTGACATGTGCCTCAATCACAGGTTCTTCGCATACAGAGACAGGGCACTTAGAAAGCCATGCCCTGCCATCCGTATATCTCATGCCTTTACTCCACACACCCAGCAAAAACCAGATCCAGGAATATTCCAAAGTTCAGAGCACTTAGGACATTTAGGAAGATTACTTTCCCAATTTATCCGAACTAGTTTCTTACAAAGACTTTCGACAATTTGCCCTGTCACAGGTCGTAAGTCCTTATGCTTTGGACACATTGCAAAAGCATGTGCATGGTTTTCATCAGTAAGTTCTTCTTCGATATCAGTCTCAGGAATCGTCAGAAGATCTGTCATTGGTCATTCTCATTTCAATAGGTCCACTGTGCACTACTCGTGGAGTCTCTGCATCAGGATTAACCTTACCATTCACTTCACTCTTTTTGCGGGATTTGAAAACAATTTCTCCCGTCATAGGGTTAGTGTACCGATACAAGAATAGATCATCATCCTCTACCAATGATTCGGGCACCCTGATTTCACCTCCTGCGGATTCGGCTAGAATAGCGATTCCATGAGAATCAATCCAACCCTTTTCGAAAAAATAACGCACAACATTGGTTGCGACTACTCTATCCAAAGGGGTGGTGGAATTATCACCATAACCTTTTTGCAGAATTTCCATTACCTCTCTGATTGTTGCTTGATTCATTGTGATCTAGTCCTAATCTCTTCGCTAGCATCTATTGCCGCGACAATTCTTTCTACTTCTTTGGTAAGAAGTAGAATCGCTTCTGTAGTATTATTGAATCCTCTGACTGTAGGTTCATCGACATCGCAACCGAATGATCTGCCGTCAACACTCACATGAATTTGAACACTAATCACTTAGCCCATCTCTTTCCTTTGATTTCCCATTCGACATCAATGGGCACTCCTTTGAATTCGGTAGTCATGCATTCGGCTAGTTCTTCGCCTATTTCCTTGGCCTGATTTTCTGGCACTGACGCGACAATTTCGTCATGTACCACAAGTCTAATATACTGTCCGAGTCCTCTTTGATGGGCCTTGTTAATGCCAGCAGCAAACAAATCCCGCGCGACACTCTGGATAGCGTAATTCGGAGCAGCGTAACTTGGACTAACAATAAGACGCCGACCAGTAGCAGTATAAAGAATTCCACCAGTTTCTTCTACCTTGCCCTTTAGTCCTGTTGCCCATTTGTAGTAAGTACGATACTGCCTATCGAATGCTCGGATAGCTTTTTGGACTTGGGCCATGGAAGGCATATATCCCGTAGTATCTGACTCAGCCATTTGGGTATAGATCCCTTTGGCACCACCCAAATATAGACGTCCAAATCCAATTGGCTTTGCTGCTTGTCGTTGACCCTTATTGAATTTTGGGCCAAATAAAGCCGTGGCAGTAACTTCATGTAAATCTTCACCATTCTTGATTTTATTAATTAAAACTGGGTCTTGCGAGACGGCCGCACCGACACGGAATTCCACTTGCGCGTAATCTGCGGTGATAATAACATGGCCAGGGTCAGCAATAAGTGTTCCTCGCACTCTCGGGTCATCCCGTGGGAACTGCTGAATAGGAGGATTTGAAATCGACATCCTGTGAGTTGCTGCTTGCATAGGTCTAATATTTGGATGAATTCTTCCATCTGCTCCGAGTTCAGCTCGCATTCCTCGGATATAGTCTGCATAATGCTTGTTACGTTTGGCTTCGAATACAGCCGTAGCCAATCCTTTAATCTCATCATTAGACCCAAGGTTCATCAGCTCCTTAATTACTGATTTATCAAGTGATGGGCGATTAGTCTTCTCAGAAAACTTGGACCATGTTACATTGAACGACTCAAAAGCTTCAATGAGAGAGGCAGCAGAATTAGCATAAGACTTAGCAGTCTTTCCTTTAGTAATCTTCCACTTCTCATTAAGTTCCTTTTCGAAACGCTCTGCGATTTCATCGTACTCGGCTTCTACCCGTGCAGCCCATTCGTCGTCAAACAGAATCCCATCTCTTTGCATCTGTGCTAGACGCCAACCAAGAGGTCTTTCGTAATTGTAGAAACGCTCTAAATTCAGTTCACGCATCTTGTGAATCGCTACCTCTGCAATGCGCGCTGTGCCAAAGACATCCTGTCCGGCATAAATATTATAAGCAGGATTGTCAACAGGGATTTTCCACCACATATTATCTTTGTTGAATTCCCTACCGAATAACCGCTTACCTTCCTCTAGAATCATTCCTCGGGCATCTTTTTTAGACCCAGTAAATCCGAGGTATTCATCCATTATCTGTTCTAGCTTATGGCCTGAGCCACCTTTCATAATGGGTCGTGGGTCAATAAGTCTGAATGCTGTTTCTGTATCTTGTGCACCAGAAAATGTCTTGTCGAAATCTAGCCCTAATGATTCTTCCATAGCTAGACCATCATAAACCCAATTGTGCCACCAAACTGGACGACCATCTTGCCCAGTTAATGCATTAATATGTTGCATGTGCCATTCAGGTCTAAGAATCCATGCCTTATCCTTTGTACCTACCTGGACAATACGAACACGGAAATCTGCTTTGTATTGATTCAAGCCAGTAGTTTCCGTGTCCGCTGCCCAAATCACATTAGGATTGGAGTAAAGCTGATAGGCTTCTGTGATATCGTCATTCGGCCCTGGCACATAAACAACACCTAATGGATGAGTGTATGTGAGCATTTAATCCCAATCTGGAGAATCTCCGTACCAATCTTCTTCATCTTCTTCAGAATTATCAGGATCTTCAGGGCCATCGAATAATTCCCACATTTCATCATCTGATCCGTAGTAATTGTAGTCAGGTTCGTCATACTCGTTTCGCATTGACCTTCTCCAAATCTCTTACATGTCCGATAACTGTGACCCTCTCCAATGCGGTGATTTTTACTGGCTTCATATTGGTTCGGCCATATGTTCCCTGTCGCAAAGGTTGTACTTTCAATGCCCATACGAATCGATCCCAGTGCCAATCCTGTAAAATCTCTAATACTTCAGCTTCCACCATCCACATTGAACTTGAATGGCGACCAGGATATACGATTAGTGATCCTGGCTCGATAGGTGTTCCACGCCAGTCATTCATTTGTACTCGAATCATTTTAGAAAACTCAATATTTTATATGCGAACTCGACTGCCATCCATTCAGATGAAGTCAATTCCTCTTCTTTTAACATTTTGCCCAGAGTATGGGTAATTCCTGTCAAAGTGTCAATTTCTTCTTTATTTAATTCTAAAGTCACTGTCTTTACTTGTTTAGTATCGATTACTTTCATGATAGTCCCTTATAGATTTAAATATTCCATGGTAAATTCTCTTCAGCTACATTTCCTGGTTCTGGAATTTCCCAATATGTACTTCTAGGGAAGCCTTCACTAGTTACTTTTACAGGAATATCTCCCGCTGCTCTCTTTAATGTAGCTTCAGAAAATCCTGCTTCTTTACCTTTTTCCTTGACTTCTGCTGAGGAAGTTTTACCGTGTGCGTCTAGAAACTCCATGATCCATTCCTGAGCTAATTCATTCTTAGATTTGTTAGTTTTAGGATTGATCATCTCTCTAGCGGATCCAGGTGCCAATTCCCCGGACCATGTAAGTGCTACGCTGACAATGTCTTTGCCTTCATAATTTCCGACTACTTTGGAACCTAAGGTATACATAAGATCTGGAAGATCAGATCTTCCAAGATTATTCTTTGCCTGCATCATTACCTTAGTATCTGGCTTTTCTGGGTCTTGCACTACAAACAGTACTGCTCTAGCTACCGCAGAAAATGCACGTGAACCCATCAACATATTTAGAGGATCTGTAGATCCGTTTTTATTTACATGGATCAATCCTAATGCCGCCGCTTTAGACTTGCCTGCCATTTTGACTAACGGCTCAAGTGCTTGACGAACTTCACTGTCTTTGTGTGTATCAAGGTTTCCTAGTCGTGACATCAATGGGTCAAGCAGAATCAATCCTGTATCATAATCCTTAGCAATTTCGCTAAGTTCATCAATATCTCTAGGCAAACTAATACCATATTCATCAGGATCATTAGGTTCGATCTGTAGAACTTTATTCAAATCGGCACCCGCTGCCTTTAATCGAGGAATAATTGTAAAAGACCAATCATCCTCGGTCGCAATAATGATGACACTTCTAGGATGACCATAAAAAGCGCCCTTTAATTTACCATTGGTGATATCGGCCGCGAGAGAATAAGCTAAGGTAGATTTTCCAATTCCTTCGCGCCCCGCGAGCAAAGCTAAAGTGCCTTGTGCGATACGCCCGTCCCAAAGCCAATCAACAGGTCGGATTTCAATAGACGATCCGATGGTTACTTTGAGCTTTCGTTTGGCTAATGCTTTTTCTGCTTTTCCGATATCATTATTAAAGTTCAGCTTCGCATATAGTTTGAGCTTTGTTAATTTGGTCCCACGGCCAACAGGAATTCTAGGATCACTTTCAGAAAAATTAGTGATCACATAAGGGGCAAATTCAGGAACGCTTAGCGAAATTCCTTCATCACAATTCTTGCCCGGTCTAACCCAGGTGTTCTCACTACATTGTATATAGCCATGTGGTGCCAGAATCTGATTCCAAGTTAGAGGAAAAGTATCTTCATATGGGTCAGAATTGTCCTCATAGGATGGTCGTTCCGGATCTGGAAGCCCTAAAGCTATGAGTCGTTCTCTATCGTGAGTTGGTTTATCTGCCCAACGAATTACTACCGGTCGATAGCCGCCTTGTTTATGGTTAATGCTTCCAGGTACTCGAAGAATACGAGCAAGATCAGCTACTTTGTCAACATGGAAACCTTTATCTCGACCTAGGCTCTCAAGTAAATTTCCCCATTCCTGAATAGCTTTTTTAGCTTTTTCTTTCTCTTCAGGAGTATCGAGAATCCATGGTTCCTTAAAAATCCAAAATCCCTGTAATCCGCCGCCGGAGTGCATGATCATAGAGGGCTCTGGGAGACTGTCAATAATGGACAGTGCTTGTTCTTCTGTTTCGGGATTAGGAAGACTAGATGGCTGATGCCCTAACTCGCCAATATCTAAGTCAGTCCAGAAACCAGGAATAGACAGAACTGATTTCTCAGTACCTCGACCTTTATCTGGAATACTAGAATGAGTAGCAACTGACAAATACAAGTCAGCAACTTCTGCATTCAGCTCAATGGTTCTTTCTGCGGCTTCCAGCGCGCTTGTTGCAAACCATTTAGTTTTTCTGGGTCTGCCTCCAGCAAAAGCAGTGATACCAAAATAGCCAGGAGAATTACCGTATAATCTCTCTAACCATTCACGTACTTCACTCACTGGTCACCTCTATTCTTTTATGCTGCGGGTGGCTCACCTTCTGACATAGGTTCTAATGACTGTCTCCACATTAGAGCCATGGTTGCAAGCTGCACCAGCTCTTCTTTCAGGTTTTCTTGATTACCCTCATCATAAGTCAAAGCTCTTGCTACCTCTCCAAACTCCTCTGCGAGAATGATAAACTTTTCATGATCTGGCATCTCAGGATTTTCTGGTGTGCTCTTGAATCCATGTTTGTCAATGGCGTGATTTCGTTCGTTCCAGTACCAATTTAGAATCGAATTAGTCATTCATTCTCCAGTGCAGTGACTCTAGTAGTTAAGTCATTAATTGCAGTCGTTGCATCTGTTCTCAGTTGTGTGATTGCGGTCGTTGCGTCTGTTCTAAGTTGATTAATAGCTCCGTTAGTTTGACTAAATGCTGCGGTGACTCGTGTTTCCAAACCTGTTTCCGGACCCACAACGTAATTAGTAATAGTGTCCAATCGGTCTTGGACTTGTTTTTGTAAGCCAGTTTCTGGATTAATAATGTAATCTGAGAATTGAGCCAGTTTCGCGTCAACGTTTGCAACATATTGATTCATAGATTCATGCCACTGCTGATGGGTTTGGTACCCGTCAGCAGTTGAAACCAATGCTCCGCATAAAGGGCATGTGGTCATTTGTCGCAATTGCTTTAGCGCTTCTGTCACTCTCCAATCTTCAGCCATAAGTTAGGTTCCTTTCCTAATAATCAATAGATACAAGAAAAGGGGCCGGTCCACAATGGATCGGCCCCTAATCTAATGCCTACTGTAGATTACTCAGTTTCAGCAGTAGCAACAGCGACCGGGTCAGCAACCTCTCGGCCAGTCTGCGAAGTAAAGAAAGCCTTTGCTTCCTTTGACAAACGGCCACGCTGTCCAACAGTTACACCTTCGGGAAGTTTTTCTTCATTCTCTAGAAGATATGCACGAACCTCGCGTGCAGATGCTACATTACTCATTTTTGATTTACTCCTTTTTCTACTGTGCCCTTTTACAGATCTACCAAAGAGATATCGAACTTATTTTCGATTCTCTCACGTTCTACCTTGATTCGCCATTCGGCGTATTCTTCACGAGTCATTGGGACTGCGCGAACAGCAGTTCCAGGACCGTAACTATACCATCTAGTCGCTACTTCTTTAACCCATGGGAGATCCTTGTACATTGTACCGGCAGGAATAGTGTATAACACATACCACTCTCCGTTAACATTTTCAAGAATCATTGCATCTTTTCGCGTATACGAATGATGATAGGCATTCTTTGCTGAACCTAGATTACTGTATACACGAAAACGTTTCTTGGGTGCTGCATCTTCAATGTATACCGCATAACGTGCTACTTGCTTTGGAGGGTTAAACTTCAAAGGCATTGTTTAGTGTCCAATGTGTCGTGACTTAGTTGCAAAGTTTCGATACTCGCTTGTCTTGCTCTTGTTAAAAGTCAGTCCTCTATGGACAACAGCTAGAATATCGCCAGTTCTTAGACCCTTATCGATTTCCTTTTGTAGCTGACTTTCTAGAACAGAGCTGTAACCACGAACTCCCCATACAGTTCCTTCCTTATCGCGGATCTCTACATAAGGAACATCGTTGCCACCGTAGCGCTCTTCCTGGGTAACAGTTCCAATGTGGACTACTGTTCCCTGAATCCCATTAGGATGATCCTCTTCGTTCCACGGAACCCATGCCTTGGCATCGGATTCACTCATGTCAGAAAGAAGATCAAAATCCTCGTCATCATCGACAGGAGTGCTTGATTCCTGACTCATTTCAGCTAATAGATCTACTTCGTTGTCTGCTACCTTAGAGGTTTTTGTTCCTGCTGGCATTTAGGCATTTCCTTTCTTTTGGTTTGCCTTGTACTGCATTGTCTCTGCGAAAATAACATTACTGATGATCGCTGCTGCATGATCTTCATCCGTTTCACCATTGATCCATTGCATCATGTGACGGAGGGCAGATTCTCTTGCACGCTCGGCTTCTTCATCAGTATTGCCTTTTTCCCAATTTCTAGGAGAATATTTCTTTGCTCCTTTTCTCAGATGCTCTGCTACCCTTGTTAGCATCTGTGCGTCATACGGAATGTTCTTTGGAATCAGGAAATGGAATCCTGGCTTATCGTCTTCTACATCACGCACCATTCCCGAACTAAAGTGTACTCGCTTACCGGAATCCTTTAATCCAGATTCCTGTGTACTCTCATCTCTAACAGTTTGACTGGGGTTTGCAGTGCCAGGGGTCACACACATGGATCCTGCCAATTCTTCCTGCTCTTCCTCTGTCAAAGACAGGAACAATCTAAATTGAGAGCAATCACAATTGTCGCACTTACCTTGTCCTAGAGCATGTTGCCCTTTGCGATGTGCGCAATAGCATTTTAAGTCAGAAAATGGGATCATCGGCCCGGAATCCGTACCTATTGTGGCAGCCAAGATTTCTCCTCTGCTCTAATAGCACGATCATCTACATATGCGGCATAAAGCGGTTTACCGCATTGAATTTCTTTAAACGGTACATTGTAATGTTGTAACCATTGCTCGATAATCGGATAATCTGTCCACGGTCTGGATGTATGAACAATGACCTTATATCCATGATCGACTAATTCTTGTACCTTTAACAAGGATTCAGGAATTGGATCCCCAATATCAGAGGTAGGATTTTCAGGTGTCCACAACGGTTCGGCCAGGGTGCCATCAAGATCTACACCGACCCAGATCAGCTTATCTCGTAATGGTTTAGGCTGGAATTTTTCTTCCTTTTCAAGCGCTTTAACTCTAGCTTCTAGTTCTACTAGTTTAGCTTCTGCCGCAGCTTTGTCGGCAACGGACATTGATAATGGTCTATTGAAATTAAAAAGATATTCCTTTGAATCTTCAGACCATTCGTTAGTGTCACATCCCATAATTCAAGATCATCTTTCCCCAAAAGAAAAAGGGCCAAGGCTTTTCAGCCTAGACCCTTTATTCATTACAGATATAACCCGGTTCCGTAGTCGCCGTCACCTGGATGCTTACCTTCTGCCGCTGCTCTTCGTGCCTTATGTGCTGGGCACATGCAATTTGCGTCCACCCAATCAGGGCTAGGTGTCCAATTTGGATCGTCACGATATCCAGGAATATCTTCAACCTTGATCCAGCCATTTGGAGTCTCGATCAGATTATCGGGTTTGCGAGTCTCGTATTCCTGTACGGAGCCAGCATACTTAATCCCTGCATCAGGGGAATTATCCATAGGCCCATAAGAACTAGTAACGGACTCCTTTCCCAGATCAAAGCCACCTAGCAGATTCTGCAAATCCTTAACTGCCCCTTCCGGATCTTCTTTCACCTTGCGAGTGAAATCCTCAGCCATCTTCTGAGCGGCCCAATTCTGTAGCTTATCCAGCTGGAAAGCGAGACTTTCATTTTGCGTGATAAGATTTGCGATAGACATGGTAAGCATCTCGATGTCCAATACGAGATTATCGAATTGTTCATCCCGAGACATTCCCTCTTCTGCACGCTGTAATGGTGTCTTCATCCGAGGATTATCAGGATCGCTCGGATCACCTATAACCTTGGCTAGAAGCGGATTACTTTTTGTTGCTTGGAGTAGGCGCTCTACTCTTTCATCCATTGTTAGCATTCCTCCATGCTAGATACATTTGTTCTGCGTCTACTAAACGCATGGTGACGGTCCAGTCATCTAAACTAGCTTCACCCTGTCCATTGTGTCTCCAGATGATCCAGGGAATTGCCTCTGGATTTGAGTGCCTAGCCTGTTTAAGTGCGGCTTGCAAACTCACAGTGTCACGTGCTTTTATTTCAATTACCAATCCATCTGGGGGGTTGATAATGTCTTCACCAGATTCTCCCGCTCCAACAGGCACAGCATAGGGTGCAAGTCCTTTTGCTTTCCATCGCTTTGCGATGAGCCGCTGGGTCTCATAGCCTCTGTGCTTACGGGATTGCGCTCTTACCACAGGCTACCCTAAAGTTTCACGCAAAGTATTTAGTCTTGCATTAGCAGCGTTTAACTGAGTTTTGAGATCTTGATTCTGATTATAAATAGTAACTAATCTGTCTGAATAATCAGTTTTCAAGGATTCGATTTCTAGTATCTTATTCGCAAGGTTTTCGTTAAGTTCCTCAATGACCTTGCGCAATTCTTCGATTTCTCGTCTAGCGAAGTGCGAATTTTTCTCAAATCTCGCGACATCTTCATTTGATTTTATCTGAAGTTCTTGATACTGTCGGTGTAACTCAGAAATTCGATTATTTGAATCCTTCAACTGTTCTGAAAGAAGAATAATCTTTTCATCTTTGCCGCGATGCTTTTCTAACTCTGCACCGACTACATCTAATTGCTGCTGTAATGCTTCAGACTCTGTTGCTGCTCTTTGGAAATTAGCTTGTGCATTCCGTAACCCTTGTTCGGCAGAAAGCGCCCGTTGCTCAAGATCTGTGATTTGTGCTTTGTTATTGACACCGTTTTGCTGAGCAATTTGTTTATAGTGATCTACTTCAGCCTCTAACTCACTAACCTGCAATTCAAGTTCTGTAATCAGAGAAGAATTGCCTTCGAGCTTGGTAATCAATTCATCCTTTTGCTGAAGTTGATCCTTCAATTCGTGAACCTGTTGAGCATAGGTCTTTGGTTTATCAGCCATTGGTGATCTCCTCTAGAGCTGTAGCGATTTCCTCCGGATACCAGTCACCTGGGTTATCTCGGATGACTTCAATGAATTTTCGTAACTCTCTAATCAAAGATCCCATTTCCTCACGGAGAATATCTAATTCAGCTACCAATTCTTCGGTTGGATCTGTCACTAGGCCTTTGTTATTTGGCAAGGATGATTCCTGATCCACTACTTTGGACTGTGCTTTTGGAGTCATTGACAATTAGCTCACCACCCTCCATAAACTGTCGTACTAATTCCTCGGCAAATCGTTGAAGGAGAATCTGTGCTAAGCCTTGTGTTGCAAGTTCGATGGGCATACCTTGTGCTACCAAAACAGATCTACGGAAAATGATGCCAGGTCTAGTTTCTGCTTCAATTTCCCGGCGTTGATATTTCCACGGTGTTGGGACAGGATTGCCTGGTGAAGGTGCCATAATAACGATTTCATCGCTATCGCTATCTGTCAATTCTTTCTCGTGTCCGTGGAGCGGGCCACCTAATAGAAGCATAGTCACCATTTCCTCTGTCTTTTGATAGGCTGCTTATTGATTGCAGTTCGAACGACTTTCTTAGCCCTTGTTCGTTTCCACTCTAAACTAGACCTTAAATGTTTAAGCTGAGCTAATTCAACCTGTGTAGTTTCAAGCGGAATGAGTGCAAATCCCTCAGGTCTAAGCCATAACGCATATGCACCAGTAATTTCCGGCATAGGTTTAAGAACATCTTCTTCCTCATCCCAATATGATTCGGCATACACGTAAGCGGTCTGCTGCAATGCGGCCGATTCCCAAACACCAGATGCTCCGGATTTTGTGTCTACAATTACTAAATCATTATTTATTGTTCTTAGCCGACAGGCCATGTCTAATCGGCCAGCGTAACCAATTTCCTCGTTCCATACCACAGTTTCAAGCATTACAGGTTCTACATCAAACTCTTTTAGGAACCGTACATAGTTCTTTAGGTAAGGCAAAGTACCTTGAGGCATGTCGCTGGCTGCTGGCTTTCTATTATCTTTAACGGCACGTGCTACCGATTCTGCGTAATGATGAACAGAAGTTCCGTCACGGGCGGCTTTTTCCGCGTATCGAGAGCTGGCATTTTTGATCTTATCAATGGCTCTGTATCGTCCGTCCTTTTCGGACAGAAGCTCATTTACTTCATTGATATTGTCCACTGCCCATTCTGCTGCAAGTCGCGCGGCCCATGGAGTTAGTGCGCTTTTAGGCATCATGTCAATTATACTTGAAACACCAGGCACTTCTACCTTTGTTTTATTATTTCTGTACCAGCGCTGAGTATCCTTTCCGGATCCTTTATACACGTTTTCGATTAGAGGCATGCACTACCCTTCCTGATTCTTTAGATCAGTTAGAATAGGATTCTCGGGAATCTGGGTGACATCCTCAATTACGGTAATTAATTCTCGTCGTACATAAAAATATCCGCGTGCATTAGTGACTTTAATAAAATCACTTACTTTACCGTTTTTTGTAACGGGATATAAGTCTAATGCAGTAACGTCTTCTACTTCGCGTTCGTCAAAAGTATTATTATTGGTAAATTCAATACCTACAGTCCTTGACACTTTATCAGTAAACTCCTTTCTTCAATGAGTACCACCTACAGGAATCGAACCTGTTCGCATCGGGCTTCAACCGATAGCTCTACCTTTTGAGCTTTAAGGTGGTAAGACGAGACGCATTAATTTTTCTCCGGGTAACACCGGATTGTGGGATCGAACCACATCAATTTCATTAACAGTGAAATTTTTATCCTTGAAAGGAATTGCTGTGAGCGTCTCTAAATTAAAAGGAATAGGTGATAGGCTGCCTCGATACTCGAACCCTATCCTGTGAGCGATACCTATTCCTAGTGGCGGGAACGGGATTCGAACCCGTGACCTAGAGATTATGAGTCTCCCGCGCTACCAAACTGCGCCATCCCGCTATGTTCAGGCTTTTATTTATGTCTCTGCCTGAATCGAGACAGGGGCTATTTCATATTCTTTCCAGGTCGCGAGTCTTTTGCCAAACTGTAGGCAATTCTCCACGAACTTTGAAAGCTCTGTCGTCAAGCGGAACTAATTCACACCATGCAGCTTCTTTATTGACTACTTGCCAGGTGCCAGAGTCAGGCCACCATCGGAACTTAACAATGGACTCTTTCCACGGTTTCACGCTCTTCCTCCATTGTGTTTTTAACTAGACACGTAACTTTTAGCGCTCTACCAATTGAGCTACGTCCCCGTGAGTGGGGACGGTTGGAATCGAACCAACAACCTCTCCTGTTTCAAAGGAATTTGTTATAAATTGCTGTTTGTGTCTAAGTGCCATGTCAGGGAATCGAACCCCACTAGCGGTACGCACAGGATTTACAGTCCCGTTTCTGTCCCAGCAGCCATGACTTTGTTCTAGACCCATTGTATCGTGAAGATATTCTCAGCGAGAATTTATTCTGATAAATGATTGCTGTTAGGGTCTATTTATTGGTTATTTCTCGGCGGCACGTACGCTTTATCCACGGAGCCTATAACCAAAAGGGTGAATGATGGGATTCGAACCCACGAGAATTAGAGCCACAATCTAATTGCTAATGCCGCCGCTTCATCCACCATGAAGGAAATGATTACTCGCCAGTATATAGTCTAGAATATCAACTGGACCCAACCTACCTACCCATCATTTCCAGTACGACTAGAGGGATTTGAACCCCCGACACCATGATTCGTAGTCATGTGCTCTGTCCAGACTGAGCTATAGCCGTATTAACTAGACGCAATTGCCCGCCATTGGGCTGTACTTTCCGATACATGGAGGAAAATACGGGAATCGAACCCGTTAAGTTTGATTGCTGTGTGCGTCTAAAAATTTAAAACTAGGCACATTTCTTTTGTTTGAAAAAACTGGACTCGAACCAGTAACCTATTGTACCAAAAACAATTGCTCTACCAAGTGAGCTATTTTTCATAAGAAAAATTGCTGTGAGTGCCTATTAAACTTTTGGGAGTGGGTAAAGGGTGACCAGGAACTTAATCCAAATCCTAGGAAGGCTCGGCCCTTACTTTAGTCCTAGTATTCCCACTCATTGTTTTACGCTACCACGATTTGCTCGTAACGCTCACCATTTAGAATGTCCAACATGGAATCGACCGGAGTCTTACCTTCTAGGACATAGCGGAATGTACTCTGCGATAGACCAGAAACCAATGTAACATTGGCCGCTGCCGCAGTAGTTGGAACATTTGTATTTCTCGATGCCACATTCCAGAACACAACGTGAGGCAACTGGAATCCAGCCGCAGCGAACTTGCGCTTAGCTGCTTCGTAGTTGGTTTCGTTGGTTCCGCCTCTTACAGAATTGAATTCCATGTCAGAGACAATGTAAAGTACCTTTGGAATGTCCTCAGCATCCGCACCTGCATCAACTGCTGCTCGAAGAATAGTGTCGAATACCGCTTCGATATTTGTTGACATCCCCCATTCAGCAGTTTCAATGTTACGAAGTTTCTCCATCAAAGTCTTACCACGAACCTTTACAAGTTCAGGACGCTCGGAGAACGTCATAAAGTAATCCTTGAACGGTCCTTCGTTGTGTTCTGCGAAGTACAAAGCCAAGGATGTTGAAACATCAATCGCTCTGGTGCTACCTGAAATACTAGACCACATAGACCCTGAGGTGTCCGCCACTACAAGAGCATTTGAACCGTTAGTGTAATCAGGAAGTGATGACCAGATAGCATTTGCTGCCTTGTTATTTCCTTTACGAACAGTGTCCAAAACTTCGTATGTAGCAACAGTTCCAGCATTCATCTTAGCTTTTCCATCTAGGACATTGCTTAGGAAAGCCTCGTAGCGATCTTCATCGTGACGTTTGAATGCCTTGGTGTGCTTACGGCCAGCCTGAGAAGGAAGCTTGCCGTAGTCGATTGCAGACCAATCGTTTTCCGACATCTTCTGCTCTAGTAGTCCGATGTACTTACGAAGTGCTACGACCTTTTTACGATATTCCTTATTAGAAATACCCAGGTCTGCGGCAATCTGTCGCGCCATTGTACGGGAATTTGCACTAGATGCATTCTCCGATGGAAGCCATTTCGCCATTAACGAAATAGACTTTCCTCGATCCATGTCCAGCTTATCTAGTTCAAACTGATTACGGATCATAAGTCTAGGAGTCCCAGTAGTATTTCCCAGTACTCCGTATAGAGAAATTACATCATCCCAACGACCATACTCAGGAATAAATCCGATTACTTGCTCAGCAGCAGCCAAGTCAATTTGAATCAGTTCCTTAAATAGCTCACGGAAAAGGGTTCTTTCCCCTTGACCCCCTCTTACATCGCGCAAGTAGAACAGTGCACGAATTGCAAGTTGACGATCTTCTTGAAGTGCCTTACGGAACAAGGTCTTTGCCCCTGCTACGTCGTTACGTTTTGCGCCTGCAAGTGCAAAGAAATCCAGCACTGCATTTGTAGTTGTTGAGTGAGTCACAGCACCGTTTTCGGTGCGAGCATTCTTAGTACCTTGTGACTGTAGTTCTGCTAGAAATGAACCCATTTTCGCTACCTTCCAATCTTTGTCAAGATGATGGGTTATCATAGAGTACCATTGTAGCAATCGTCGAATTCCTGCTTTAGTCTCTCGATTTCTTCCAACAGTAATCTGATATGTAGAACTGCTGTGTTAGGTTTCAGCTTTTCAGTATCATCATAGTGTGCGTACCTATCACGAATCTGAAGTAACTGTTCCTCGCTTAGCATTATCAATTGCTACCTTTAATTTGACCATGTCTCGTAATAGCCCGCTTCTCTCGCGTGCGGACTTACCAATCCCTTTAAGTGCCTTATTTGTTGCACTTAATCCTTTGAAGATGCTTTCTGCTACATATAGATCTAATAGCACTTTTTCGTCAGACACTTACTGCACCTATAACATCTTCCATGAGAATCGAATTTCTCTAGATGAGACCCTTTGACCCAGCAATTGATGACCTTTTCCCAATACCAGGAAAGGTAATCACGAATCATCAGTGTATAGATCTTCAAGTGTCTCTTGATGATAACCATCTGAGTCATAGTTTTCTGACACTTCGATTCTGTACGCAAGAGCTTCTAGCTTATTATTAAAAGCCTCACGTTTACTACGAGTCATTGTGTGTTCGGTTGCGTTGTATATGGCTGTTAGAGTATTTTGGAAGAATTCAGCATCGTCTAAGGTAATAATTACATGTTTCATTGAAGCTCAACTCCAAGTATTCTCCACGGATAACCATGCTCTTTCCGAGTCCTATCGTAAAGGTGTTCATCCATGAAAATAACAATGAATTTATCAGTTTCCCATGCGGGATCTTCTCTGTTCTCTGGAAAAGCGTCCGTCTCAACGGTCACTTTTACTAAAATTTCTTTTTCCATGTCGGGTAGGAAGGACTCGAACCCTCCGCCTCAGCATCCCAAATGCCGCCATCTGCCCCATGATCTACTACCCGTTAACTAGGCAGCTAATGTTAAGCGATAACAATTAGAAGTTGTTTGCTTGAAAATGATTGCTGTTGCTGCCTAAGCTGAGGACCGAAGAATCGAACTCCGACGCGCGGGTTTGGAAGCCGCTGGCCTACCATTAGCCTAGTCCCCATCAGTGAATTGTCCTCATCCCTATGACAATTCGTGGTGACCCCGACCTGATACCATGGTCACTTCTCCAATCGCACGGATGAACGCGATATCTCAGACGCATTCCGCTGTGGCCTTATTCCTAACCTACATCCAGCGTAGGGATACTCGGGAGATATACTCGGCCTATGCTGACCCCCAAGGATTCGAACCTTGACCATCGGGAACCAAAATCCCGCGTCCTGCCAATTAGACGAGGAGTCATTGCCGGGAATGAGTGGGGTTGCTCCCTATACATGTTTTATCATTCCCAAGAGCCACCTATAGGATTTGAACCTATGACCTATCGCTTACAAGGCGATTGCTCTGCCACTGAGCTAAGGAGGCAAATACTAGACACAGTTTAGGTTTTCTAGTTCCTATTTACTTTGGCAGAAAAAGATTTGCTGTACGTGTCTAAAATTTTTGTTACTTAACATTGCGTAGCCCGACGGAGAATTGAACTCCGCTCAAGAGATTGAAAGTCTCTCATCCTGACCACTAGACGACCGGGCCGAGTATATCTATATTCTGTAACCTTTGAAAGGCAGTCATGTGTGCATGACACGCTACACATCTTAAATCACACTTATCAAGTTCAATTTTAAGCACTTCCCAAGGTGCAGTGCCTAAGCGCTTACTAATGGAAAATGATTTCTCAGATTGAACTCGATGATCAAATTCAAGACTTTCACCATTACCGCAATCAACGCACTTACCGCCCCCCGAACCTGAGCCTGGCGCAGGCGCTGCCTGGCCGCCAGTTGCAGGAGCCTGCGGAGAATTTCCTGGCTCGGTTCGGCGCACGCTGGTGAGCATCCAGCAGACGCGAGCCCCGGCCGTTGCGCATGGCCTGCCGTACCGGGTTACACCACCCCCACTAAGCCATGACTCTGAGGGGCCGACTCGAACGGAACCTTCCGGGGTGGTTACCGGACGTGCTACCGCGCCGCTAAGGGATCAGAATAAATAAGCAATCGCTTCTTGCCTTCTTTGATGATATTTCTTAAGTTGGAATTCAGAATTGTATTTTCTCTGAATTTCCTTAGTTGAATATGGCATGTACATTTTCTTCCTAAACTTTTGGGTCGGGAACGATATCCAGCAAAGATGGATGGGATTCACATCCTGGTGTCACTATCCTAATAAGCAGCGAACGGGTTCAGTCCCATCTCTCCCATTGTCTTGGTGTTCGGTTAGTGTCGTTCCCTATTCCACACTAGATTGCGCTACCTAATATGGATTTGCTGCCCACCCTAGATTCGAACTAGAAATGACGGATTCAGAGTCCGTAGTGTTGCCGTTACACCAATGGGCATTGTCGAGAATGGAAAAGAAAGGGAATAGGCAGCCTTTCTCGTATTGGTTTCATCGCGTTAAGCCGCCGTATAGCCTATTACTGACACTTAATTTCGCCTTATTACCAATAGCCATTCTCTCTTATGCATTAGATTGCGCTACCTAATACATAATTGCGGAAGTGGTAGGATTTGAACCCACGGAGGTTTCCCTCTCCGGTTTTCAAGACCGGTGCACTAAGCCAGACTATGCGACACTTCCATAACTAGGCACATTACTGTTTTCACCTATTGAATAGTAAAGTAATTGCTGTTCGTGCCTAAGAGCCTAATGCAGGAATCGAACCCGCGACCTATTCATTACTAGTGAATTGCTCTAACCAACTGAGCTAATTAGGCTAATCTATTACTGGTCTTCTATCCAGGAATCTTTGCAAATCCCAAGGATAAATGGCTTGCCCGTGCGGACCACAATGAGTAGGTTCATACTCATCTGCGGCATAATTGAATAGATAACCGTCACATATAGCCATTGTTTGCCCGCTCACCCACTTACCAAATTCCTCGAATCGATCACCGAGAATTTCTTCCACTTGATCGATTGGATACCCTAATTCACATCTGGGCTTTTCCATGATCCTCCTTTGGTACTATCCGGCCGGAATAGCGCTCGCCTAACAGGAATCGAACCTGTAACCCTCCGGTTAACAGCCGGA